CAATAGAGCATTGCTGCCCATCATTATTGTAAAAAGATAATATACCTGAGCCTGTTATATCGTAAAACTCGCCTTTATAACTTGCTGCAGTATTGCACGTATTCTTTACTATAAGAAATTTTTCATCGCCGATAGTAAACACATCCATAGGATGCAATTCATTTATTGAAAGGAATTCACCACTCATACTATCTTTAGTATAAAATGCGCTCATGAAAAGTCAACAGTGATAATTAAGGTATCTTTGTGCAGCTTTAGCTGTATTATTACCTTTGTTTTTTTGCTTTGATTTTAAAGATTTAGCCTTAGAACAGGTCATTTTACCCGAGACCTGTCTTTTGAGAATACCCGGTCTAACAGGCTTGTGAATATCCTCAGCGTCTTCACTCTTAGGCTTAGATTCTACACAATTTGCGAGCTTTATATAATATTCAGGATCTTCAGATAAATGGTGTTTAGCTATTATAGTAGCAATAGCTTTATAATTTGTATGCTCTAACTCTACTTCAATACCTTTTTTTAGCTCTTCAGGATCGTAATCGATTTCAGGATTAACCTCTTTGAAGAATGACTTAAATGCCTTCATTCATATATTTATAGATTCTCGCGAATATACTCTACAATATCGTTAGCATTACACTCTTCATTGTCACTTAGACACGTTTCTAGCTGCTCCCTAAACGTTACAGACATTTCTGAAAGTTCATCATCATCATTTTCTATTTCAAGTAATGTCGAAATTTCATCGATACAATCCTGGATTTTGTCAATCTGCGCGTTAAATTTTTTAATAAGAGTCTCCTTTTTCATTGTTTTTATTTAAGCTATATTAATTTAAAATTATGAGATTATCTGCATAATAATGCGTTAGTATTTTTTGTATGTCGCTTTTAAGATAGTTGCAGTGAATTGATTGCCATTTGTCCTCATTCAAATAGAAAACAACGATTTTTTTACATTTCTTACCTGTTAGCTCTTCATACATATACGCATATAATGACATCTGCAGTGCGTAGTTATTAAATTCGCAATACGGTAGATGATCTATTGGCGTTTTAAAGTATTCATTAAAATCACTCGTATAGTTAAATTTTTTATTTGTTTTAAAGTCACCTATTGTAAAGTAGTCTCCGTGATCGTAAATTAAATCAGCTGTTCCAGCGATCTTATATTTATGTGTATATAGCAAATTTTCACTGTACACCTTATTAAACTTACTTATTGTATGTGTAACAGCTTTATCGTATGATTTATAGAGCCAGTTGTAATCGTCTTTCCTTTCACCAAAGTCAATATAATTTTCCATCAACTTGTGTATTTTTGTTCCGCGGTCTGTCGATCTTTTATTTTCTTTATCCCACATTTCTAGTACTAGCTCTTGCGAAATACCTTCGCGTTTTGCAACACGTAGAGAATGCTTTTCCTTATCAAACGGTTGCTTGTATTTACCAAGTAAAGTAGTTACCGAAATATATTTTTCCTGTGTTGAAGAGTTAGTATAAGTATGAGAGTCTTGATCAAAGGTAATCATTAAATTTATATTATAAGAAAACCTATCTAAATCCATAAATAATCACATGGGTATTAAAATTTCCGAACTACCACCTAATAGATTACCATACACGGGTTCTGAAGAATTTCCTTTAGTTCAAAATACAGAAACAAGAAAAGGAACATTAAGTTCTTTTGTAAATTATCTAACTGGAGCGTTATTTGCTGATTCAGAGTTCGCGGCAACAAGTGGACGTTTTGCGCTAAAGACGCAAGATAACTTCTTTACAACATCACAGACAATTAGTGGTAATTTAATCGCTGGTATACGACATACTAACACAGGTATAGACTCATCAATAGCCGGTGGTCGCTGTAATACAGTTTGTGGTAGTTGTTCTTTTATAGGTGGAGGATGTCAAAATGAAGTTAATGTAAATTGTAGCTCTATTGTTGGTGGTGCGGGTAATAAAATATGCGGAGATTTACCTATCGGTAATGCTGTTATAGGCGGTGGCGGTCAAAATATTATTAATAATGGATGCTTTGCAACAATTGCTGGTGGTTACTGTAATAGAGCAAGCTCGTCAAGTGTAGTAGGTGGTGGTAGAGAAAATAACGCTTCTGGCCAAAACTCCACTGTAGCTGGTGGGTTTAGCGGGCAGGCTAGTGGGTTTAGTTCAAGTATACTAGGAGGCTCGTGTAATGTGGCTAGTGGAGGCGGTACGACCGCTGTTGGGGGTATTTGCAATACAGCAGCAGGTAATGCAAGCACTGTGGTAGGTGGTCAAAATAACCGAAGTGTAGGTAACTGCACCTTTATAGGTGGTGGTTGTAACAATGTAAGTTGTTGTTCTTTTTCAACTATAGCAGGTGGTTGTAGTAATACAGCTAGTAGCTATCATACAACTGTTGGCGGCGGTGTTTTAAATATTGCAGGTGGTTGTAATTCTACTATAGGTGGTGGAGATCGCAATACAGCTAATGGTGTATGTTCTACAGTAGGTGGCGGTCACTGCAATTGTGCAAGTGGGGGAGATTCTGTCGTAGGTGGAGGTAGCCGTAATATAGCATCTGGTTGCCGTGCTAGTATAGGTAGTGGGTTTTGCAATACAGCATCTGGCTGCTATTCGACAATAAGTAGCGGATTTCGCAATACAGCATCTGGCAACTTTACAGGCATTCTCGGTGGTTGCTCGAACTGCGCTACACACAATAATTCATTTATAATTGGAACAAATATTAGATCTATATCAGCAAACACAACACACGTTGAAGCTCTTTATGCAACGCGCGATATAACTACAACAGGTAGCATTAGTGCTCGTGGATCGCTTTTCGTTACTAACACGGTAGCAACTTCCACGGCTCAATTAAGCGTGTTTAACGATGGTACGTATATTGCAGGTATTGTTTGGCAAAACGGCTGCCAGCCAGCTATAGCTATAGGCAAAAATCACCGTGTAACTGGCAACCAAGCAAGCGTTCTTGGCGGTGAAAGTAACTACGCAACGGGTAACTGCTCTGGTGTAACAACTGGGTTTGCTAACAGCGCGTTTGGTAATTACTCATTTGTAGGTGGTGGTACACAAAACTGTGCTAACGGAACAGCAGGTGTAGTAACAGGTACAAGTAATACCGCTCTTAATCAATCTTTCATAGGTGGTGGGTATGATAACACCGCTACAGGTATTACATCAATGATTGCACAGGGATATTACAATATTGCTTGCGGTGATTATTCTACAGTTGTTAATGGTATTAGTAATTTTGCTACCGGTATTTATAGTGCTGCGGTAGGCGGTAATAGTAATATAGCAAGTGGCAGTTACTCGGCTATAGTAAACGGTCTAAGTAACAGAGCAACAGCCGATTATTCCACCGTTGTGAATGGAACGTGTAATGATGCGCTTGGCGAAGGTACGTTTATTGGTTCGGGTGCATTAAACACAGTCGAAAGCTTATATGGTGCAATAGTAGGTGGTACTGATAACTGCATTTACGGTGATAGCGAGCATTCGTTTATCGGAGGTGGTTATAATAACGTAGCAAATCATATTTTTGCTACAATAGGAGGTGGCAGTGGTAACCGCGCGTGTGGTTATGTTTCAACTGTTGGTGGTGGTGCAGAAAACTTAGCACTTGGTAACGGTAGTTATATAGGCGGTGGTCGTGAAAATCGCGCGAATAATTCATTTACGACAATAGCCGGTGGGTTTAGCAGTACGGCTTCTGGAATATACTCAACAGTAGCAGGAGGATTTCAAAATACAGTTAATGGTGAAAGTTCTATCATAGCAGGTGGTAAAAGCAATTGTATTAATAATGATTTTAGTACTATTGGCGGTGGCTTTAGTAGTAGGGCTAGCGGTAATTACTCTACTATAGGTGGTGGTACGATGAATGCAGCTAGTGGTAATTTGTCTATTATAGGTGGTGGCGCAGTTAATACAGCAAGTGGTTATCGATCTGCTATGGTTGGTGGCGGCTGTAATACAGCTAGTGGAGCTGGTTCTTTTATAGGCGGTGGTCAATGTAATATAGCTAATGCTACCTATTCAACTATAGCGGGTGGCTTTAGTAGTAGAGCTAGTGGTGTTTGTTCCTTTGTTGGAGGCGGACAAAATAATATAGCTAGTGAAGATGCTGCTACTGTGAGCGGTGGTCGCTGTAATATAGCTAGTGGTTATCGATCTACTATAGGAGGCGGACAAATTAATAAAGCTAGTGGCTATGGATCTACTATAGGTGGCGGTTTCGATAACACAGCTAGTGGTAATATGTCTACTATAGCAGGCGGGTTTAGCGGTAGAGCTAGTGGACCTTATTCTTTTATAGGTAGCGGTTACAATAACACAGCTAGTGGTGGTTCCTCTACTGTAGGTGGTGGTTACAATAACACAGCTAGTGGTTATCAATCTACTATAGGTGGTGGGTTTAGCGGTAGAGCTAGTGGATTAGGCTCGTTTACTACCGGTCTTTCATCAGTAGCATCAGGTAGAGCTTCAGTAGCTTTAGGAGAAGGTAACATAGTAAATGGCGATTATTCTACTATAGCGGGCGGTATTGGTAATGATACTAATACGAGATCAAATGCATTTATCATAGGGTCTAATATTACTGCACTAAGCTCTAACTTTACATATGTAAATAACTTAAGCTCACAAGGCGATGTCTATATAGGTAGAAACACCATAGCGCAAAATCTATCATCTTCGACACTTACAGCACTTACAGCTACAATTTCTCAGCTTAATATCGGACAAACATCAGGCTTGACGCTACAAGGGACAGTTAGTGCAGCAGGTGATATTGATGTAACTAATAGCAGTAACGGGATTATCCTTAAATCGCCAAATGGTACAAAATGGAGAATACGTGTTACAGATTTAGGAGCCCTTACAACAACTTTAATTTAATATAAACTTATGCCAAAACATATAACAGATACAGGAAGCCAGACAATAGCTGGTATATTAAGCTCGACAGGTAGTATCACTATTGGCGAGTCGCAGGTCAATACGGGAGTTTTTTCTAACGTAATTGGTGTTTCATCAACAGCATCAAATAGAGCTGCAGTAGCTTTAGGTGAAAATAATACAGCTAGCGGTGTACACTCTACTGTAGGCGGTGGTTTCTGCAATACGGCTAGCGGAACATCTATTGTAAGCCTTCCTGGACCAGCCTCTGGCGAGTACCGTGGGTCGGCCACGACTGTTGGTGGTGGTTTTCGTAATACAGCTAGTGGCTGTAGATCTACTATAGGAGGTGGTAGCTATAATACAGCTAGTTGTGATCATTCTACTATAGGTGGTGGTCAATGTAATACAGCTAGTGGTACCTACTCTACTATAGCTGGTGGATTTAGTAGTAGAGCTAGCGGTGCGAGTTCCTTTATAGGTGGTGGCATTGGTAATACAGTTTCAGGGCTCTATTCTACAATAGGTGGTGGTAGCTGTAATATTAGTGGGTTAGGTGGCGTTGTAGGTGGCGGTTTTCGTAATACATCTAGCGGTAATTTCTCAACTATAGGAGGTGGTCAATGTAATATAGCTAGTACTGTTTACTCTACTATAGCAGGGGGGTTTAGTAGTAGAGCTAGTGGCTGTAGTTCTACTGTAGCTGGTGGTAGCTGTAATACAGCTAGTTGTGATCATTCTACTGTAGCTGGTGGTCAATGTAATATAGCTAATGCTACCTATTCAACTATAGCGGGTGGTTTTAGTAGTAGAGCTAGCGGAAATGGGTCCTTTATCGGTGGTGGTCGTGGTAATACAGTTTCAGGGACCTATTCTACTGTAGCGGGTGGGTTTAGTAGTAGAGCTAGCGGTGGTTATTCTACTGTAGCAGGTGGTGCATGTAATATAGCTAGTGCTACCTATTCTACTGTAGCGGGTGGGTTTAGTAGTATAGCTAGCGGTAATTACTCTACTATAGGCGGTGGTCGCTGTAATACAGCAAGTAGTTATTCTACTATAGGCGGTGGTGAATGTAATATAGCTAGTGCTGCCTATTCTACTGTAGCGGGTGGGTTTAGTAGTAGAGCTAGTGGTACTGTGTCTATTATAGGTGGTGGTGTAGGTAATACAGCTAGCGGTAATTACTCTACTATAGGCGGTGGTGGATGTAATATAGCTAGTGCTGCCTATTCTACTGTAGCGGGTGGGTTTAGTAGTAGAGCTAGTGGACCTAGGTCTGTTATAGCTGGTGGTTATTGTAATACAGCTAGTGGTACTTCCTCTATTATAGCTGGGGGACAAAGTAATACAGCTAGTGGTATATACTCTACTATAGCTGGTGGTCGTTGTAATACAGCTAGTAGCTATCGAACCACTATAGGAGGCGGACAAAATAATATAGCTAGTGAAGATGACGCTACTGTGAGCGGTGGTCGCTGTAATACAGCAAGTGGTTATCGATCTACTATAGGAGGCGGACAAAGTAATACAGCTAGTGGTAATCGATCTACTATAGCTGGTGGATTTAGTAGCAGAGTTAGTGAACTGGGTTCTTTTGTAGGTGGTGGTTCCAATAACACAGCTAGTGGTGTATACTCTACTATAGGTGGCGGTTACTATAATACAGCTAGTGGTTATTATTCTATTATAGCTGGTGGCTGTTGTAATACAGCTAGTGGAGAAATGGCTACCATAGGTGGTGGTCAATGTAATATAGCTTATGAAAGTTACGCAACTGTAGCTGGTGGGTTATGTAATACAGCTTGTGGTAACTCAACTATAGCTGGTGGTACTCGTAACACAGCTATTACTGTAAGTACCGTTGGTGGTGGTCATTGTAATACAGCAAATGGTGCTTATTCTACTGTAGCTGGTGGCTATTGTAATACAGCTAGTGGTGATTGTTCTACTATAGCGGGTGGGTTTAGTGGTAGAGTGAGTGGTAGAGCTTCTAGTATACTTGGAGGCGCTTGTAATGATATACGCTCTACAGCAACATGCTCTTCTATTATAGCAGGAGCAAGTATAATAGCTCTATCAGCTAATACAGCGTATACACCGTGTATTGTACTTACTAATGTACCTATTACCTCTGCTGGGTTAGGAACAGGATCTGTATGGAGATGTACTACTAGCAATCAGCTTTATATAGTACCTTAATCTTGCAAATTACAAAACCTATATTAAATTATAGAAGTGTCCAAAATTGCTGTTTTTCATATAGAAGGTGGTATAGGTAAGCATATAGCTGCTACTGCTGTAGTGGAGTGCTATAAAAAAAATAATCCTAATGCCAAAGTGGTAGTTGTATGTGCGTGGCCTGAGGTCTTTCTTAATAACCCCACGGTTGAGCGTGTTTATAAGTTAGGTAGTGTGCCGTATTTTTATAGAGATTATATTTTAAATAAAGATGTCGAAATTTACGCTCATGAGCCGTATAAAACTACCTCTCACATTACTAAAAAGAGTCATCTGATAGAATCATGGTGCGCTATGATAGGTATAGAATATGGTGGTGAAAAACCTAGATTAGTGCTAAATTTTAGAGAAAGAGAAATAGCTGCTAAACTTATAAACAACACCACAGGTAAGCCTGTTTTAATCTTTCAACCATTTGGCGGACCAGGTAAAGAATATCAAGAGACACCTTATTCTTGGATGAGAGATATACACCCTGATGTAGCTCAAACTTTAGTAGATAAATTAAGTGAAAAATATCATGTAGTTTATGTGTGTTACGATTTTCACCCACAATTACAAAATTGTGTTAGAGTTGATCAGATTTTACAGAAGAAAGTACTATTTGGTCTTTTAGAATATTCTCATGCAAGACTCTTAATAGATTCATCATTGCAGCACGCCGCTGCTGCTCTAAATCTACCTTCAACTGTTGTTTGGGTAGCGACACAGCCTGAAATCTTCGGCTATAAAATACACAAAAATATTACCTCAACAGAATCATTTCCAAAAGGTACGGTAGATTCATACTTACATGATTATAACTTTACCGGAGCTATCTATGAATGTCCTTTTACAGCTCCAAATCAAATATTTGATATTAATGCTATTCTTGAAACATTATGAAGAAACTACTATTTAATTCATCTCTACCTAGATCTGGATCAACATTATTACAAAACATTTTTGCACAAAATCCTAATTTCTACTGTACGCCGACTTCTGGTACTCTTGAGTTGGTTTATGGAGCTCGTGCTAACTATGCGAATGATCCTACGTTTAAAGCGCAGGACAATGAGCTAATGAGAAAAGGATTTCAAAATTTTTGCAATAAGGGTCTTCATGGCTTTTATGATGCAATAACAGATAAGCCTGTTGTTTTAGAAAAATCACGTGGCTGGGGGATACATTACGACCTACTACAGTTTGTCCTTAACGAGCCGCCTAAAATTATCTGTATGGTAAGAGATATTAAACAAATAGTCGCTTCGATGGAGAAAAAGTTTAGAACAGCTCCAGAAACTGATTCTGGTATTGTTAATCATAGTGAATTAAGAAACACCACGACACCGAAACGTGTCGACCATTACCTCGCAACACAACCGCTAGGCTTAGCTATTGAGAGAGTAGGGGAGATCTTTAGACAGGGTCTCAATAAAAATATGATGTTTGTAAGATACGAAGATCTATGTAGTTCGCCTGAAAAAACACTACAGCAAATATATAACTATTTCGAGATACCAAATTACGAATTTCATAATTTTCAATATATCGATCAAATCACACAAGAAGATGATTCTGTATATGGTGTGTTCGGCGATCACAAGATAAGACCTAAGATACAATTCACAGATAACAAACCTCACGAAATACTTGGTAAAGATATCTGCGATTGGTTAGATAATAATTTTAACTGGTATAATAATATCTTTAAGTATTAAAAAATAACGCGGGAGAATAAATATAATTATGAGTTTACAGATCAGCTTAGATGAACCACGTGTTATTGTTACCCAGCCAGAAGTAACAAAGACTATAACCGAAATTGTAATTAGTAGAATTATTGATTTACCGGGCGAGAAAAAGGTAATCGCTGTTGTAGATAGCGAGCGAATAGAGCTATCAGAGTTATCTGATGACAATTACGATAATCCTCGCGAGTGGACTAATTTAGATGTAGTAGAAGCTGTTAAAAGACATTTTAGAGTGCCATAATTTTTATACAAATATGTAATAATACAAACCGTTGATTCACTACGAATCAACGGTTTTTTTATAAATATAAATATGCCAACTATTAAAATAGCTAGCTTAGATATCGCTACAACAGTAAACGGATATGAATTTCTCGTTATAGATGATGGCGTTCGTACAAGAAGAGCAACTATATTTACAATTACAAATACACTTTCAACAGATGTTGCACGCTCTCTTACGAGTTCTTTTGGGCAGCTGACTAGTGGTTCCGCGTCTATAGAGTATGCTAATGAGATTGACTCATCGTTACAAGTACTTAACACTACAGTGCAATCTAGCAGCGCTGCCTGGGGTGTGACGGGTAATATAACCAACATATACAACATTGATAGCCAGGATTATACTATCCTGCCGGAAAATTTTTCAGGTTATATACGCAAATCTTTTAATGATGTGCATACGATTTATGTACCTACAGATAATAACAACTTCACACCGGGCGCTTCTATTACTATACGAAACGCTGGTCTTAGCGCTCTCACCATTTTACCGCTAAATAGTAACGTTGTTATTAATTACGATAATACATATGCGGCTAATGTTATAGACCCAAAAAATACTGCTCAGTTGTTATACATTGGTGATAATAACTGGGATCTTATTTAATTAAATGAAAGTTGTACCTAGAAATAAAATTTCAAAATTACTATCAAAGCCGCCTGTTTTAGTACAAAATGCTATTGTTACAGGTTGGCTGCCTCGTCGAGATGTTACAAATCAGAACGTTCTATTCTCACGAGCTGTTTTACCTGAAGTTGATACTCTTTCTTGTATACGACCGGTCTATAATATAAGCAATAAATTCATTACAACTCTTTCAGCTGGGTGGTGGACAACACAGTTCCCGTACTTTGATAATACTCTCACATTTACACCTGATCTTAGTCACGGACTCCGAACTATAGTATGGAGGGAAGTAGTTACTAATGCTCGGGGGTTAACAGCAAATAATATTATTGCGGGTTCTGCTACCGGTGGAACTACATCTGTTAGGATTTTACAGTACCCAGACAAGCCTAGTTTTAGATCTGATGCTGGACAGGGTCTCTTTACTCGTTATGGCGATCAATTTTTAGCACCTTATAATAATGACGGTCTAAATCAACCAGGCACGACTTTCAGGGTAGCGTTTAGTTCTTTACAACACACTTTTGACAGAGAATTGTTTGCGAATGTAAAGGATTCTGTTTTAAATAAACCTCTTTTTCCACAACCGCTAAGTGCACTGTGGTTGCAAAACGGAGTACCAATACCTAATACAGCTAATACTTTTACCCATACACCGACTGCTGATAATTGTCTCTTGCAGTTCTCTATATCGGCACAAAATCATAGAGGTGTAGAAAGTTATACGTCTGCGCCTTTTTACATTACACTATCTGGGTATCGTTATGCTGCAAACGCGTGTCAGGAGATTTTAGCAAGAACTACTAATCAACCTGGCGGTTCAGCGAGTATGAATATGTTCACGGTAAAGAATCATAATACTAGAACATATGTACGTAATCCAAATTTATGGTGCAGGGAAAGAGACGCACTACCAGACCTGGCAGAGCAATTTACTGGATGCGTGGTATATAAAACGTTTGGGTATGAGTCGTTTGGTGGTGTATTAATAACGCCAAGACATGTTCTATATTGTCAGCATGCGCATCCGCAAGCTAAAGGCACATGGCCTCCAAATCTAAACACACAGTGCGATTTAACGTTTGTTACTTCGAATAATATACCTGTAAGCTGTACACAACTTCACCAAGCTTCTGACCCTACAGCAGATTTAGCTGTAGCGGTGTTAGATCGTGATATGGAAGCTTTAGGTTTGCATGTGACGCCTATACTCGATCGGTTGCATGAAAAAACTATGTGGGCTACGAATCTTGAAAGTTCGTACAGGGGGGGCGTGATGGATTTTTTGGAGCTTACTAGCTTTGCGACTACGGGGCTATCTACTCCATATATAGCTGTATCTCAAGGCGCGGGGAGAGCTACAAACACCATCCCACCTACCCCGGCAAGTAAATACCCACTATATAATGATATAATGCTGCATATTTCTCCGCAGCCATATGCACATCCACTATCGAGCTTTAGATATGATGTATGGGATGGAGATTCAGGCACACCGGTTTTTCTTAATATTGATAGTACGGTTTATCTCACCGGTATACTGGTTAACGCACCATGGGGGTTCAGGACAGCAGACCCATATACAATTAATCAACTAATTACAGCAGCTGATGCTAACGCTATTGCGATGGGTAGATTGAGTACACAAACAGGCTATACAGTGAGTAGTTTTCCTCTTTCTACTATACCTGTGCCTCCTTTATTTAACGCTGTATACAGCCTCGTATAAATAACAATAAGAACTAACTACAAATTATGCTTGATTATCAAAATATGCTGCCTGGAAAGAGTGCTTTTAATAATGATTTAATTAATAACTCGTTAGCACAAGCCTTACCTCTAAGTCCATTCATATACAAACCGCAAAAGACAGGAATGGGTTCTACAGATATAGAGCCTATTACAATGAACGTTAATAGTAACCTATCAAACAGTTTTAATACATTTCACACCGCTATACTGCCCTCGCAACACACTGTTACTAGCAGTCAATTTAAATTAGATACACTAAACAACAAGTATAATTTTACAGATAAGCGCAGAGCAATAGTTACAGTACGCGGCGATTGCAAGTGCGAGGTGCGCGATAAACTTTGTAATTATTGCGATGAACTAGATGATTGTATTAAGGAGCCTATAGACGAGTTTAATTTCTACCACGATACCAATCTTTTATTTTTAGATGTAACAGGTGAGCAAGCTTTATCTATAAATTCTCTCGAAAGTGTCGTGTGCGTGGAGCTTGAAGATGAAATACAAGAAGGTGTCAAATTAGCGCTAGACCGTAAAATATATCCTGCGATTGGAAAAAGTAGGTTTGGTATTTTACCACCGATATATGCAACATGGTACAATGATATATCATATGGCGATCTTAAAGTAGACGGAACGAAATTTTACGATCTTAATGAATTGGCAAGCTATTGCTTGCCTCTTAGCACTTACACAGGAGCAAAAGCTCGTAATTATGGACTATATACTCATTTTACTCCTGTTGCTGGTGATACGAACACATATCCATATAGTTTAGGATTTGATCTTTCGTCAAAAAATATAGGCGAAAATGTTGATGTAATAGTACTAGATTCAGGTGTAGAGTTAAATCACCCAGAATTTTTAAACCCTGACGGTACGAGTCGCGTTATACGAGAAGATTGGACAACATATGTTGATGATTCGAATAAAAAAATAGTAAGTACATTACCACCAAATTATTATTCCGACATAGATGGGCACGGTACGTTTTGTGCATCAATTATTGGAGGCAATACGTGTGGATGGGCGCCGGGGTGTAGGATATATTCATTAAAAAGCATTACAACTTATACAAAAGATGGTATTACTGTAATACAGGCACTTAAGCTTATTAAAGCTTTTATTAAGCGCAAAAAGCAGCTTGGTATAAATCGACCAACTATTATTAATAATAGTTGGGGATATATTAGGATGCCTTCTCCATGGTGGAAAAATCATACTTCAGATATTTACGGGGGTTGGTTTGAAGCAGCTTATCAATACGCTACATTGCTCGATGCAACTGTTGTTTCTGTTAATAGCTTAGTGGATGAAATTATTAGAGAGGGCGGCATAATGGTTAGAGCAGCTGGTAATTTTAATAAGTGTAATGTTTTGCCGAAAGATGAAATTAATATACCTACCTTGTATTTACGCACGTGGGGTGGAACTTCCGACTGGCTTAAGCCTTATTTAGAGTTTCCTGGACCTGTGTGTAATGTTAAAGCTTTAGAAAATTTCTTTTCTACTAACCCCCCTACATCAAGCTATCAATATTTTACAGAGGAAAGTTACGCTGGCTGGTCTCCTAACACGCTCAGTGCATTTAACACGCAGCGCGAATCACCGGTTATAAATGTGGGGTGTGTGTTTCCAGAAAATAATTTTGGGTTTTATCATGAAAATAAAATTATAAATGAAAAAAGCGGATGCCTTAACCGCGGTGAGCGTGGTTCATTGTTTATTAAGTCAGAATACAGTAACTTTGGTGAAACAATTGATTTGTATGCATGTGGTTATAATGTAATTGGTGCGACAGCTACTGGCAGTAGTATGACCTGGTATAATGCTCTTAATGATAAATATGGTGTTGCGTCTGGTACTTCTTTTGCATGTCCTCAAGTTGTTGGGTGTTTAGTACAGTACTTAAATGATAATTTAAACGCTACATATACAGATTGTAAAGATTGGCTTTATGCTAATGCTCTTTCAGGTAGAATTGCAGAATTTGATAACACAAAGACCGTTAGATCAACTACTGCGCTTTTTAGCGGCTCTAATACAGCTAATTTAACATCTTTCAAACTACCATTAATAAAAAATTACAATAATTACTTTGAAGAGGTATATAACGATATCGGATATAATAATGTTACTATACTCAACACAACAACAGCTGTTCAGTTACCTTGGATTTATGATTGGAAGTTAAACTCTGCCTGGCATGAATCAGATGGGTATGTTTTCTTGCCAGCTTTGCATATTTATTCGTTCAGTATGCCTGTTTTTAATAAAGAAGTAAGCGCTGTATTTCATATATCTTCTTTCGCAAATCCAGATACTGTGGGGTATAATTGGAATAATTATAATACACCATATTACGAACTAAGTTCATTTGTCTTTGAATATTGGTGGAAACTTTCAAACAGTGTATTGCCTCTACCTATAGTAGATTCTTATTACTTACAAAATCCAAATTACATAGGTAACGAAATACGCGTGTTTAAAAAACACAGTACAGCTCTGGTGTATTTAACCTCTATACCACATCCAGGAAATATTATTAATAGCGATGTGTTAGTACCTAAGACTTATCGTTATAGTCCAATTACAGCACCATCAGCAAGAAAGGTAGCTATGCCGCTAGTAGGTGGCCTAGGTCAACAACGCTACACAGAAATATTAAATGAGGAAGAGACTCTTAATACACAAAATCTTGTAAACTTTTGTCATATTACGTTTAAAAACAATACTCTTGTTGTTGGTGATGCTGGTACTGATTGTTGGTATATTTATAATAAAGATCAAAACGATAAGTTTACACTTACACAGGTAATCTCATCATTAGAAATACAAGATGATATTGTAGATTATTATACAGAGAATGAACGACAGTACCCTAACATTCTAAAATATTCAGATATATTTCGCGGATTTGGAAGAAGGAGAGCAGGTAAGATAGCACTATCGGAAAATGGCGAATATCTCGCTATACCTATGCATGGCTATACAAAAAGATCATATCTATCACGCAACGCTACTCTCTCGGGGTTTGCTCGTAATAGAGGCGTAACTGTGCCTTTATCTGCTTTATTGGATGTCAATAATTATGACGGTTATTCGTTTATATTTGATGTGCATTATGGAACCGGTAGCGTTACCGCGCTTTATAGACGTGATAATACTACGTATAAATTATTATCTACTCTACAAACCAGTTATGCTTTAAGCGCAGCAGACACGATAGGAAACGCGAAAAACTCCCTCTCGTCATTTATCGGCTACAATAATAATTCGAGAAATACACATTGTATTTTTAGTGGTAATAGTGCATTATACCTCAGTTATTATGCAATGGGTGTTATAGAAACTCAAACAATTTCAGGAAGTAGAGGCAATGTAGAGCAGGTTTGGCCATTTTGGGGTAATAGTGGCGGTCATTTTGAAATTTACGAGTTAGATAATAATATAGTTTCTGGTCCTACCTCTTACAAAGCTGATACCTCATTTGTAATTGGTACTAGCGCTATAACAAATACATCCTATTTTTGCGGTTCAGGATTTTCACAGTACTGGGCTGACTGGGGAGGGCTACCTGGATATGAATTATATGCATCAAATTTTAAGCAACAGAGAAGATTTACAAATCATTTTTTTAATTATTACGAAAATAATAACAATATCTTTTCTTTAGATAATGGAACTATGCGTAATTATAATTACACATTTGCTGGGGGCGGTCAAACAGATCACGTAGTAGCATCTACAGAGTACTACTCTTTAAGCCCGGTCGGTGTGTGGTGGGTAGCTCCAACATATAAAGATCTTAATGGATATGGCTATACGATCAACCTACACGCTAGCGGAGGTATCGGCACAACGACAATAAAAACTCCTCGTACTCATACAATACCGGTGGTAAATTTATATACAGGTATGATTAATCATGAAAATTGGAATATCAGGATTGCATATAACGATAAACAATGGTTTGATCGTAGATCAATAACGTATATTGCTAAACATAATGAGTCGGGGAATATACTGGAGGTAGAAGAAAGCACCGGGCTGGTATATTTTTCTGTACCTGATAACACGAGCGAGACAGGTTATAAGACATTTACAATTTTACATGGATTTACTAATCAATATCCGTTCATGTGCTCAAGATGGCCGGTTATAACTGCGTCGTATTTAAATGGCGTGGGTGATGGTAACTTTAATAATTTCTACGGCTCGTCCCCTGTGAGATGTTGTTTTCATGATAGCACAACATTCTCTATTTTATATGCTAATGAGAGCTTACCAACTGATTATCAAAGTATATATACATCGCCAAAAACAGCAAGATTTGTAACTTTTAGAATTAACTCTACAGACTTTGAAGATGGTGATTCTAATATAACTGCAGAGCATGTAAAGTATAATAAAAATATATTTATTAATGGCCATAATATCTATAACTCACCTAACTTACTTTTGCAGCCCTACCCTAAAAAATATATTATTGCAGATGATGATTCTGAAACTATCAATTTTGAGGGTCGGGTGTATAAGAGAACGAGCTATACTAAATACCCAGTAACTAATACTTAATAATAACTGCCGTATATATCGGTATTATTTACAGACATATCCAATACCTTATTCTTTGACTCGTTATCGATATCAAAATTATACGATTTAGCTTCTGACGCGCTAACTCCGGGTATATTTGACGAAATAACACCAGAGAATGAATTCTCGTATACTTGTTGATTTTGTTTTTCGCCTGATAATCCAGGTTCGAACGAATGCTCGTATCTCTTAGCCTTTACACGGTAAACATAGTGACCGAGAAGCGGATTTAATTGTGCTACATCTTGCTCAACGCGCTCTGTGATTTCAAACCACTTTGGACCGCGGCCATTTGGTCTATCACATCCCAAAATGGAGAGCTCTATAATATCACCTGATTTTGGCTCTATAACTTGATTAAAAGCAGCGTAATTAACCAAGCTGCTCATTGTTGTTGTAAATGTATGAATATGTAGATAACCAGTCAGTTCATCATCTGACGCAAAACCGAATTTTGATAAATTAATTGCATTTTCTGTAAGTTCGATATACATTTGCAATTCATATGGACCCTTGAATGTTTTTGTTGGTTCTTCTCCATAGAACAGATCAGCTGAGAGTAAATTAAAGGTATTGACGTAATAGTTAATAGGTATACCATAACTATTAATTAAATCACTATAAGCAGAATCGTATATTAATTGTTCAGCTTGGAAGTTACCGGGGTTAAAAAATTGTGCACATTCTGGTTTAGATACACCCGCGAAAACGTTTTCTGGAGAACAGTTCCTATAAGTATTACAAGCCATTTTTATTCTTTCTATTCCTTAGAATTCCTCTTTGCTGACCTTCCTCATCTTCATACATTTCTATTTCAACATCTGAGTTTCCTAACGTTTTGACACCTGGTTTAAACTGTGTGTTATATAGATTTAAGATAGATAGTAAAGGCGCACCTGACATTTGTACATTATTTGCTTTACCTTGGCATATATTATTAATTATAGGGTGCTTGTGGTTGTAAACTTGAGGGAAAGAAGTTTTTATTTTCCTATCATGAGGATCATCTAACAATTTACCATTGTTACCTGCTCTAAGTTTAGATATACCAAAAAACCGGCTATTCTGCTTTGTCGCGTATTCTAATAGATACTCTTTAAAGCTAATCATATTATTATTTATACAAAAAAGCCCAGTAGCTAGCTACTGGGCTTTTTTTACTTTTATTTAAGTTGTATTAGCGTTGAAAAGCTACTTGACCTGTTTTGAGGTTTCCGACTTTGTTAGCTTTACCCATGTCAGGCTTTTTGCCATTAACGAGAGCATGGCCGTGTTCGCCGTCGTTGCCTACTTTATCAGTTACAGCTGATGATGCAGTGCCGCCTGATGGTCTTAGGTTACCTACTTTGTTGCTCTTACCATAATCAATAGTTTTTGAGAAGGTAGAAGCATTGCCGAGGTTTTCTTCGTCTTCTTCGTTATCACCATAACCACCGAATTCGCTTTCACCTTCACCGCCCATTTCGTCTTCACCACCCATTTCGTCTTCACCTTCGCTGGTCTCACCGCAGCATGCTCCGAGAACTTCATAAAGTTTCATTGCTGTGTCGCGATCAAGTGTGATCGTTACTTCGTCTTCACCTTCGCTGCCTAGCTCATCGTCAGGAGTAGCATCATCAATGCCAAGTGCATTAAGATCATCTTCACCGCTAGTTTGCTGCGGACCGTCAAACATTACATTTTCATAAAGTTTGTCAAAAATAGATTTTTTTCTCATAAAATTATTTAGGCTTCTCCGTGCAATTTTTCTACTTTCTTTATTACTTTCTTTTTGTAAAGTTGTTTTTATAGCTTTATCTTTTGAGCCTTTATATTCTTCTTCAGGGGTTTCTACAACACCATCTTTATCGTAATCTTTTTTAGATTTTTTAGCTTTCTTCGCTGTTTCTTCATCTTCTTCAGAGAGATCTTTAATATTATAGAGATTATCTTCGAGCTCCTTTTTAGACATTTTACGTCTGTCTACTTTAGTAGGCTTATAACCTGCTGTTTCTTGCGGACCTCCTTTTTGTAGAGGAGCTTCACCTATCTCTTCTTTTACTTTAGATTCTTTTACTAGGTTCTTTTTAATGTTATTGAGGATATCGCCATAAATAGCACCTAGACTATTTATGTCTTTCTTTTTCATACTTGACATATAATTATTTATATAAATGCCTGCTAAATCTACAAAAAACGAATTTTATTTAGGTAATCCTAATCTTCCAAATAAGCACTGGAAGGATGAGTATACGAAAGAGATGATTAATCATCTTAAAAAGAGTAAACAAAACCTTTTACATTTTGCTGAGAATTTTTTCTATATTATTGATCCAGATGCTGGTAAAGTATGTATTGAGTTGTTCCCTTATCAAAAAAGATGCTTAAGAACTATAAGAGATAACAGAAAAGCTATATTACTTGCAAGTAGACAGGTAGGTAAGACTACTGTACTTACTATATACGCGCTTTGGATTGCATGCTTTAATGATTATCAAAATATAGTTATTGTAGCTAATAAAGAAGCAACAGCTATAGAAATTTTTAGGAGAATAAGACTAGCATATGAAGAATTACCTAACTGGCTGAAACCAGGCGTTAAAGAGTATGGCAAGACTTCATGCGAATTTGAAAATGGATCACGTATAAGCATCAGCACCACTACCGGATCTGCAGCTCGTGGTGCCTCTATCAATTGTATTATTATTGATGAGATGGCTTTCATCGAACCAGAATCCATACTCGAGGATTTCTGGAGATCGGTATTCCCTACTATCTCACGATCTAAAAAATCAAAAGTATTAATAGCATCTACACCGAACGGTACGGGTAATCTCTTTTACAAGTTGGTAGATGGTGCTGATAGGAATGAGAATGGATTTGTTTGTGAAAAGGTCATCTGGTCAGAGGTGCCAGGTAGAGATGAGCGATGGAAGCAAGAACAGCTTAAAGCTTTAGGCAGTATGGAGTCTTTCTTGCAAGAGTATGAATGTCAATTTCTCTCGCTTGGAGATTCATCTATCGATGAAGAGTTATTTTATAATTTATCGCAGCAGTGTACTCCAGCGAAAATTATTTTAGATGACGGGCATTATAAAATATGGGAAGAGCCAGATCCGTCTAGAATTTATGTAGCCGGGGTGGATATATCTGAAGGAGTAGGGATTGATGCTTCTGTTATACAGATTCTAGATATAACTGATATTAGAGCTATTAAACAGGTAGCTGTTTACCACACTAGAGTAATGCCACCGCTAGAGTTTGCAAATAAGGTATACAGTGTTTTAAGAAATTGGGGATCTCCCCTTGCTCTTATCGAACGTAATAATTGCGGCGCTCAGGTAGTAGATAGACTAGCTTTTGATATGGGGTATGAGAAGGTAGTATCGTACGGTGCTAAAGTCGCTAATAGGCAGAGGCCTCAGATGGGCATGATCGCACATACAAACACTAAGTATAAGGGCGTATTAAATATGCGTTATTTTGTAAATGAGGTTAAGGCGGTACAATTTCGAGATATAGAAACATTAAAAGAGCTTAAAGATTTTGTACGGTATCCAAACGGAGTGTGGAGAGCTAAGGGTACCACGCATGATGATAGAGTTATGTCTTTAATATATGCTCTCTATATTCTTGAAAAAGAATTGACAGAGCGGTATTTTGATGTTGTAGAATTAGATGAGCAGGGCAAGCCGATATTAATCGAGCCGATGGATTTCGGAGTCGCAATGTTCGAGCAGTCAACGTCTATATATCTTGATAATGAAATTATGGGGATAGGTTCAAACTACGTACCAGCTATTGTTTTTGGTATGGGTGAGGAAAGCGCGATAGACGATATAGCCGATCTACAGGCTGAAGGTTGGATGCGACTACAATAAATATACTTATGGCTACTAATGCGTTACAACAATCTACACTTAATAAATCACGTGTAGATAAGTTTAAGATGGTTTTTACTCTACCACCTGCTTTACAAAAAATTAATACACATACAGATAGGAAAAGTAGCACAGTAATACAAGATGCTATTCAATTTTCTATTTACGGTACCGTGGTTCCAGAGCTAACAGTGCCAGCTCTTGAGATACGCTACGGTGGTAGTACTTTATATAATTCTACTCATTCGAGAAGCCCCTTCCCACCTGTAACTGTAAATTTTACTGTAGATAACTCTTATAATAATTACTGGGTAATATACAGCTGGTTAAATTTACTTCACGATGAAAAAACAGGTACTTTTGATAAGCGCAATTTAATAACAGATGATAGATTTAAAGATTATCAAGCTGATCTAACAGTCTTTGGTCTCGATGAATATGATAACAAGCGTGTGCAATTTACATATAAGCGTGCTTTTCCCACTATCTTAGGCGGTATAAATTATAATTACAGAGAAGCAGAAGAGATACAATCATCGTTTACGTTTGTTTATTCGCAGCTTCACACTAAACTTATAAATTACTAAAAAAATAATTAAGCTAGCTATAAATAATTTTATGGCTAAACGCATTATACAATCACCGGGGGTTGAAATCCAAGAAAGAGATCTCTCTTTGAGAGTTCCTACACCAGCAGGCACAACAGTTTACACAACAGGGTTTTCTGATCAAGGACCTACTGATGAAGTGCTTGGAATTTCAAGTTTAACAGAATTCGAACGTATCTACGGTACGCCGAAATCAGCAGCTGAAAGATACTTTTTCCACACTGTAAAAGCAATTCTTGATTCGCAATCGAAACTCTTAGTTAACAGATTGCCATATGGTTGTGATTGCGGCGAAGGCTTTGGTTCATCTGTAGGTCTTCTTGCTTACCCTGTTAATGTTTTTAAAAGCGCTTCAGCAAATAATACATTGTCTGAGGTGTTAACTGGTTCAGGAAGTAGCTCAACGTTTACAAATGGTACATCTGGTGCTACTTATCTCATCGGTAAACCAACCCAATTTAGTGTAACGCCTGATGAGTATTTAAAGATAATGAACGGTCAAGCATTTGACTGGTCTAACACACCTGCTACAGCATTTACAGCTATTTCTAGCCTTGGTAGTGCAGGTATTATTGTTGTAAATAAAGGCCAAACAACAATTGATGATCGCTTTGGCGGGTATTATCTTGGCCTAGCAGACAATACAAATATTAACCCTGCTACAAACTTTGATGCAGTTAGAAGTGTTGTAACTGTTGCACAATCTGCAAATTCAACAACACCGTTATCATCTTTCGTAACAATACCGAAATCACGCCTTGATTTCGCTTTATCTGCTACATCAGCCGCTGGCGATAACCCTGCTGTAGATTCTATCTCGCAAATAATGGAAGAAAAAATAACAGGTTATAATATCGCTAATAATTCTTTCAATGATACTTTAAATCTCGGCTTGTTTAAGCTTAGATCATCAGTATTTGGAACTGATGCTAGTTCTCTTGGTGCTATTCTTGAAGAAGGATTTAACGGCTCTATTGGCTATAACAGAAAAATTAGCAACGAAAGAGGTGGTGAAGCAATAAACTTCTTCCTCGAGAATCTTGAAAATAATTCGAGAAATATCGATATTTTGGTAAATCCTTATATGTCAAATCAATTTGACGGTGAATTGTTAAATGATGATGGCACACCAAAGAATAAAGTAAGAATTATTTCAAAACAACTCGAAACAGCGCTTTCTGCTGTTACTACTACAGCAACAGCTGCGTCTGCTGCCGCTTCAACTATAGCAACAGCTACGTCTGCTGCCGCTTTAGCAACTTACAATCTATCACTAACCTCTGTAGCACTGAGTGCGGACGCTGAAGCAGTTAGAAACACTGCTTATCAAGCAGCAAGGTCCACTCTCTCATCGGCGTATGTTACTATTGAGAATAATCAAACAGCAGCGTTTAACTCTTTTGGTATTCATACAACACAGCTTTCTGCAGCTGCGTATCAAATTGGTTATGCCGATTCATTGTTCCCGCTTGGTGCATACGGACCAGCTAAAGTAACAGCAAAAACAATCGGTAATGTCCCTAATAAACTTCAACGCGCTTTAGATAGAGTTAGAAACTCCGATATTTTCGATATAGATATTATTGCTGAAGGTGGGTTAGGTACGATTTGGACTTATACTAACACAGCTGCTGCTTCAATGAGCTCTTACTTCGACGATACCAAAACAACTCCAGGTATTGAAGCTCTTAGAACTTCAAATGAGTTAGTAGATACAAGTGCGCGTGATGCTTATAACGCTATCTTTAGTAAATATGCAACTTTCGCCGGTCCTATTAAGGACGGTGGTAGAGGTGATATTCTTTATATTGCTGATCCTATCAGACAGATTCTTGTTTCAGGTAAAGACAGTAAGGTAATTAATAATCCTAGTAAGAACTTCTCAGTAGATATTTATTGGGCGTTGAGACACCAATTTGAAATGGCTAATACATCGTACGCTACAGTTTATGCAAACTACTTTAAAGTATATGATGATAATGCGGGCATTTACGCATATGTTCCATCGTCTGGCTTTGCTGCAGCGAAGATGGTTTCAACAGACGCAGATATCGGTCCGTGGGGCGCGCCAGCAGGATTTAACAGAGGCATTGTAACAAATGCTCTTGATGTTGCACTTGTACCTAACCAAAGACAACGCGATGATCTTTATACAGTTAGCCTAAACCCTATTACAACGTTCCCTGATCAAGGCATTGTTTTCTTCGGTCAAAAGACGTTGCTTAAGAAGCCAAGTGCGTTTGATCGTATTAATGTAAGAAGAAACTTCTTATATCTTGAAAAAGCAACTAAGTCAGTAATGAAGTTCTTTATTTTCGAAAATAACACACTCTTTACAAGAACGCAAGTTGTTAACACTCTTGCGCCGTTCTTCGAGAGAGTAAAAGTAGCGGATGGTCTATATGATTATCTTATCGTCTGCGATGAGCGTAATAATACACCGGAAGTTATTGATAATAATGAATTGGTTGTAGATATCTACCTTAAACCAGTTAGAACTGCTGAATTCATAAGAGTCAACTTCTACGCTACAAGAACAGATGCTAACTTCCAAGAACTTATCGGTGGCTAATTTTAAGGAAAAGAAGCAACTTTAACTAAATAATTATATGGCAATTAATCAAAACATTCAACAATTTTATAGAGCAGCAGAAACAGGAGACTTCTCACGTGACTTCCTCTTCCGTGTTCAATCAATGAATTTACCAGGCTTGCCTGTGTTTAGCGATCTAGACCTTGTCTATGTCAAAGCTGCACAGCTGCCTGGAAGAAACATTGCTAACGTAGCTGTTCCATATATGGGCCTTAATATTAATGTACCTGGTGGTGCAACGTATCCTGGTTCTGATAGCTACGCTCTTAACTTCTATCTTGATGCTGAGAGTAATTTAAGAAACTATTTTGAACAAGCTTCAAGATTTACATTTGATGATAGATCTTCAACAGGTGTATATGGTACTCCTGGACGTGATTTCTTTATTAATCTTGTTCAATTAGATAAAAACCTCGAACCATTACAGAATCAATACAAATTAGTTGGTGCGTCATTACGTAACGTTAATAGTATTGACTATCAAATTGCTACTGGTACAGGTAATACTGTTGATGTTGGTGTTACAATTGCTTATCATTATTATACAGTAGATCCTTACACGCTTTAATTTTTTAAAAGCAAGCGTAATTACAAACAGCCTGTGAATATTGTATTCACAGGCTGTTTTGTTAAATATAATATATGTACCCGTTAGAAGAAAGAATTAACCTTCAAACGCAGTGGAGAAACGATATTCCACTCAAGTTTTTATGGGTAATTCAATTTGAGCCAAGACGCGCAGGCACTTCCGAAGCTATAGGCAAAGCTATTAATAAGGTTCTTACAAAATACGAACGTCGTACATCAGAAGTTACAGCATGGCCTGTAGTAGAAAAATTAATGATGAATCAATCAGGTCGAGCGGGTTATTTATTTGCCTCAAATATTGCTTTCCCGGGTGATAGCTTTCAAATATCTGATTCACCCGTTGATGCTATTGGAGGTCTCATACCTGGTTATTTTGCAGGTGCACGCGCTGGTTATGCTAGCTCTAATAAATTAGATATAACGTTTACAGAAACGAATATTGATGTGCTTGATTATTTTTTACGTCCTTGGATATTAGCTGCGTCACATAAGGGATTAATAGAAGATGGCAACGTATCCGAAGATATAAAATGCCATATTAATATTGGATTTTATACACGTACAAGAGTAAGTAATCCTGTAGTACAAATTAAAAGTGATAAAGATTCACAAGCTGTCGCGGATTCTGCTACATTTCAATTAAGAAAGCGCATGCAATTCTATAATGCCGTGCCATTTAATATTGCTGGTGATCAGATTAGCTATGGTGATCTGACTGATGGTGATATTAAAAAGGTCGTATCTTTTGCTTTTTCACACTACGAAACTATAGGTACAGATATAGATTACAATAAATGAAAGATTTTACTTTAAAAGTTACGGTGCCGAGTGGTAAAGAGGTCCGTATAAAGGAACTTACGAATAGGTACTACTTACAAATTATTAAATTTGCCGAAAACCAAGATATGGAAGGTTTGAATTTGTTTTTTGAAGAAGAACTGTTTATTGATAAGGATCTTGATATTATTGATCGTTTTTATCTAGTGATATTTTATCGAATGATGTTTGTTAGTGGTAGTATAACTTTTACTACTAAAGAAAAGCGGAGCGTTGATTTAGATATAAAGTCAATACTCGAAAAAATAGAAAATATGTATGAAGATTTTCTAGCTACCGTTGAAGACGGTGATTTTAAAATTAAAGTAGGTCTCCCCAATACTCTATTTTTTAAAACCGCAGACGATATTTTTAATCGCGTTATAAGGGAGATACATTATAAAAATAATGTTATTATTTTTTCACAAGCATCGCAGCAAGATCAAGAAACGATACTATCTTTATTACCACCAACAATATTTTTTAAACTAAAAGAATACATTAATAGAATATCACAAACGTTGCAGGATTTTGTTGTTATTGAGAAAAACGAAGCATTTGATATCGAGCAACACAATATTAACATTATTTCAAATGGTGTTATGGTATTTGTTTGTAGTTTATTTGCTGGTAGTCTTGCGAGTTTTTACTCTATGCTGTATAATTTTTTTAGCTATGTAAAGGGCGATTCGCGTTTATTTTTTGATATTTCACCGATTGAAACGCGTGTACTCTTTAATTTATACAATAAAGATATACAAGAGCAGAATAAGCAACAACAGCAACAACAAAGACAACAAAGATAGTTGAAAAATTAACAAGATTAGATAAATTACAGTATGAGCGATATTAAGCAATTCATTCAGCAACTCGAAACAATTAACGACGGAGAAATTATCGATATTATAATTCCCTCTACAAAAAAGAAAGCAAAATTCAGAGCGTTTTCCGTTAAGCAGCATAAAGAGATTATTAAGACAGTAATGGAAGGGTTTGATGGTAGTATTAAATCGCCGGTGACGCTCAATAACATTATTAAGGAGAATAGTGTTGATAAGACATTAGAATTTAAGTTATATGATAGAAATTATATTCTTACACAATTACGTCGCTCGAGTATCGGACAGACCGTTAAAATAAACGATAATGAGTATAATCTTGATAGTTTGCCTAAGTTTGTTTATGAGTATGATGGTGATCCAAATATTGAATATAAAAATATTTTTGTTGAGTTGGATATTCCTACTCTAGACAAAGATACTTCTATTACTGAAAAAAGCATTCTTGAATTCGCTAAGCTATCAACAGAAGAGAAAAAAGTAAAAGATTCTATTAATATTCTGCTTACATATGAAATTATTAAATTCGTAAAGACAGTAAAAATTGGCGAATTGGTTCTTAACTTTGAAACTCTTAACTTGCACGAAAAGAAGAATATTATTGAAAATCTACCCCTTATGCTCAACAATAAGATTGTTGATTATATTTCTAAATATAAAGAGTATGAGCAAAGTTTGTTGACATTTGATGACGGAACAAAGCTTACAATTGATGCGAGCTTCCTCACTAGCGAATAAATATATGAGTGGAAATAAGTGATTCAGTAAGCAAAGCATTAATGCTCTTTCAACTGCGTGATGAGGATAAAGGTGTCCCAAAACCAGATAAAAAAGGAGTTATTAAAGATGATGAGCGTGAATTAGACCGTCTAACGGACCCTGAAGTTAAGCGTGTAACGCAAATTGCTACTATTTTTGGCCAAGTATTACAGGTAGGTATTTTTAAGAAGGGTCCAGAGGCGGGACGACTTAAAGCAGAACAAGCAGCTAGACCTACTGCTGGTAGCGGTAGTGGTATACCAGCAGCGCCAAAACCAGGCGATAAAATGGGACTGAATCTTTTTAATCTACCAGACTGGCTTAAGTGGTTAGCTCTTCTAGGCGGTATAGCAACTGCTGCATATGCATTATTCGATACTTTAGGCGGTGTTGGTCGCTTTTTAATTAAAGCAGCTTTTAAAATTGGTAAGTGGATTGATGTTGTCAAGGATGTCTTTACATCTTTCGGTAAGTATTTCGATGATATTGTCGATGCTTTTAAAGGAGTTAAGGCATTTTTTAAAGGATTCGAACTATCTAAGTTTTTAGATGATCTTAAAGCTAGATTTCCTAAAACAGCGGAGCTTTTTGGTGAATTAAAGCAAAAATGGTTAAGTGCTATTGATGCTGTCAAATCGAAGTGGAGTAAGTTTTTAGATGATTTATTTTTCGAAAAGTTACCTGAGGGAGTTGAGGGTCCGCGTATGCGTACGAAATTAGGCCAAGCACTCGATAGAGTTAAGGGGTGGTGGTCAAAATCTTTAGACGCTATTTTATATGAAAAGCTGCCTGATAGCACTCCAGATAAATCAGCAACTAGATTGCAACAAGCTGCAAAGCGTATTAGTCAGTGGTACAATAGCCTTTTTATTGATGTTAAGGCTATAAAAGTGGATGGTCAGTGGGTAGATGATACGCAATATACAAAGCTTGGTGAGCGTGTAGCTGCTGTAAGAGACTGGTGGAAAAACACGGTCGATAGGATTTCCAATATAGGTTGGCTTAAAAAGGCAGAAGGTGTGGCTGATATAGCAGGTGACGCAAAAAAAAGTCTACCAGCTATGGTCATAGATTCTGCGGTAGAGTTAGCTAAATCATTATTTGGAGGTATAGGTGAAACTGTTAAGGATGCTTTTAAAATCGGCGGTGAAGGCGGGCTTATAAAGACAATTACAACGGGATTTAAAAACTCTCCATTCCTTAAAGCTGCTATGAGCAAAGCGAAGTTTATACCCGTAATAGGTGGCTTTTTTAATATTGGCTTTGCTATAGCAAGATTTAAAAAGGGCGAGATCTTTAAAGGTACTTTAGAATTGCTTTCTGGATTATTGGATATTGCTGGTATCTTCACTGGTGGATTAGGCTCAGGATTGAGTATGGCAATAGATGGGTTCTTGTTAATCTCTGATATGCAGGAAGATCAAGCACAAAAACAAAAAGAAGGCGTAAAACCTTTCTCAGGTGGATTCTTTTCAGATCTTGCTGATGGGTTTATGAAGTATATCGCACCTATCTTACGCTATGTACCTCTTGTCGGCTCTCTTTTCTATTTTGGTGATGCTTATACAGCGTTTAAGGAAAGTAACTGGGGCACAGGCTTGCTAAAGCTAGGTCAAGGTTTTCTCTCTCTTGACCCATCAGGTGTAGGCAGTGCTGTTAATTTAGGTATTGATCTTATTTCCTCTTTATTTACCGATAAAAAAGAAGGTGGTGAAGAAGCAAAAGAATCAAAAGGTGGTTTCTTTAGTTGGCTAAAAGCAGAATTTGTTAAAGTCATGAGTGACCGTGAAAAACTAAGAACTATGCCTGTTATTGGTTCGTTAATTTACGGTGCAGACGCGTGGGATGCTTTTAAGGCGGGTCAGTGGGGTAAAGGCTTCGGTTTACTTGGACGAGCTCTTCTAGGTATTGTACCGGGTCTAAATCTTGGTATAGATTTTATTATGTCATTTTTTGACGATAATAAAGTAGAAGAGCCGGCAGAAATAAAATCTAACGGCGGTTTTATCGACATGGTTAAAAATGGATTTGATGTCGTGGTTAAAAAGGTAACTGAGTGGGTTGAATTAATTCAAAAATGGGTTGCCGATAAAATCAAAGCTGTGGGAGATTTAGTTCCTAGCTTTTTAAAGCCTGATGAGAAAGAATATACAGAAGAAGCAAAGCAAAACGCTAAAAAGTACGGATGGGGCGAAGACGTTAAAGGTTATGAAGATTCGGGGTGGAAGTCAAAAGAAGAGTATGAACGAATTAAACAACAATCTAGTCCACAAGCTCAAGCAGCTACACCAGCAGCTACACCACCACCTCTTACAGCAACTACACAAGTATCCACACCTCCAGCTCAACCCGTTCAAGCAGCTACACCAGCAGCTACAATAGCTCCAACAGAAATGCGTGCACCTGCAACACAATCACCTAATAGAGGTCGTGGTGCTGCGGCTGCGGAAGCAGCTAAACGCGCAGAAGAAACATTGCCTGTTCAAACACAAGCTGTTACACCAGCTACCGGGCAAACCGAAACAGAGCGAAGAGCGAAAGAAATGGGTTGGAATACTGTTGAAGAGTACAAAAACTCTGGTTGGAAGCAGAATCCCGCTGTATCAAAAGGTATAAAAGATTCGACAACCACTGTTTTGCAGAATGCTAAAGCAATGGGTTGGAATACTGTTGAGGAGTACAAAAACTCTGGCTGGAAACAAAATCCAGCTGTTGTTAAAGGAGCGGAAAGCGCAGAAGATCCAGTTTTATTGCGTAATGCTAAGGCAATGGGCTGGAATACTGTTGAAGAATATAAAAATTCTGGCTGGAAGCAGAATCCAGCAATTATAGCAGGCGCTGCACAGGCCGCTGCACCAGCTGCTACAATATCCCCTGAAGTACAAGCACCTGGTATGCAGGCAGCATTAGCAATGCCTACTACTTCAGGTAGTCCGTTGTTTCAAGCGTATCAAGCTTCTGCGCCAGCAGCAAGCACAACGCCTAGCTCGCCAATGCCCATAGGTAGTAGCGCGATGGAGTCGATAGCTGACTTCACATTCCGCAAAGAAGCGCAATTAAAAGGCGGTAAATTAGCAGTTTATAAACCACCTGCAGGCGATGGTGGTGGTGCTTTTGAGGTTGCAGGTATTACTGCGCGCTATCAACCTAAAGAAGCAGCAGAGCTTAAAGCATTAGTTGAAGCAGGTAGGCACCAAGAAGCTGAATCAAAAGCAAAACTATTCTTTGCTAAACGCGCTGAGCCTTTTATTAAGCATACAAATCGCGCCGGTATACAGCTACAACTTACAGATATTGTACATAACCGCGGCGAGGGGGGCTTGAGAAGTATACTTCAAAGAGCAACAGGAATGGCTAGTGAGAAAGATTATCAAAAATTAATCGAAACACTTAATACAGATCCTCAAGCTTTGGAAAAATTACACAAAGCTCGTGTATCTTATGAAATGGAAGTAGTGGATCGTGGTCGTGCGAGTAGAGCAAAATTTAGACAGGGGCTAATGAATCGCTTTAATGCAGCGTATACTGCTTCGCAACAAATAGAAGCTCGTGGGAGTGTACCTACAGCTCCTGCTCCAGCAGTTTCAGTACCAGTTGCAGCAGCTGCTGCAACTCCTGCTGCTGCAACTCCTGCTGCTTCATCCAGTGGACCACCTTATACAGAGCAATCAGTAATGCCTGCTGCAACACCTGCTGCTTCTGGTCAATTTCAACCGCAGTCAATAAACGTACCTGCTTCAGGAGGAGCACCAGTCACAACGACATGGTCAGGTGGCGAGTCAAATTTTGTTATAAATGGCGCTAATATGGGAGGACTTAATTCAGAGTTCCGCCGTCGCCTTGAAAGCATGGCAGCTGAATATAAAGAAAAAACAGGCAAGAAAATAAATGTGTCTGGTGCGAGAAGTGGTTATAGAACATATGAGCAGCAAGTTGCTATTGCTAAGACAGCAAGACCAGGGTATGCTGCAACGCCAGGTACATCAAACCACGGGTTTGGTTTTGCACTAGATATTAATACAGCGGATGCTAATAGAGCTGATAGTCTTGGGCTTCTTCAAAAATACGGATTACACAGGCCGATGATGAGTAAAGGATTGTTTGAGCCTTGGCATATCGAGCCTGTCGGTCTCAATAAGGCAGCATTAGCTCAGTATCGTGCAAAAAGAGAGTCAGGTAAATTTTCAGGAGATCAATTAGCATTTGCTTTATCTGGTAGCGGATCTAGTGGACCACCGTATACAGAACAATCGGTAATGCCTACTGCTATAGCTGCAGCAACACCTGCAGCAGCAGGTATAATGAGTAGTGGTTCATCATCACTAGGCAGTAGTACTGATACCGGAGGTAGCTTGATAGGGGCGTTTCATGGTGGTATTAGTAGTTCTCTAAACTCTGCTACAACAGGCCTTCAAGATATATTTTCGAGCACAGGCGGTACAACAAGCATGTCTCAACCTTTCACCTCATCACCATCCGTTCCAGCGGTAGCAATGGAATCATCTTCACAAGGATTAATTGACAGTGTGGATAAGCTAGCGGGTAAATCAGAACAAGGCTCAAACAAGCAAGTAAGCGTTTTAGAAGAAATTCGCAATGGCATTGCTCAGCTTAATAAGAATATTGCAGGGTTATCGCGGGGTGGCGGTTCGGTAGCTCAGAGTACTGTACCGGGAATTGAATCGGGTATTGCTAGTACCCGTGGTGAAACTGATAAGATTACATCTCCAGGCATATTTGGAGGTAAATTTAGCTTCGGATAATAATTATACTATATATGGGCGCTCCTTATTATTTTAAAGTTTCAGAAGCGAAAGCAAGTACAACACTTGCTGGTAGTAAAGGTACGCTTCAAAATACCGATAAAGAGATCATCCTTGGTCCAAAGACAAGCGGTGGAATTATAGATGTTGTTAATGATTTTATCTGGTCTGCTTCGCCTGTAGGTACGGAGACTATAAAAAAAATACCAAAAGTATATCTAACAGAGAGAAAACAAGAGCTTAATTCGCTTATTTCATCCGCTTTGTATTATATTAATGCAATAACAAATGCTGGTGCTAACCTTTTAGGCGCTGACGGTCAAAACGCGATAACACAACTTAAAAATCTTACTACAGGCACAGGTACAGGTGACGCTAGTAGCGGTAATAGTATTACACAGACTTTCAAAGATGGAATAGCGTCTTTTAAAAGCTACGTTAATTCTAACGCTGTTTCATCAGAGGATAAAGCACTTTTAACAGCTTCGGATTATTTAAAATCGTATATAGGTATATATTACACAAAAAAGACAGGGTTTAACTATGTACTACCGTATTTTGGTGAAAATACGATAGGAACGGCAAATAGCTTTAATGAGAGCTATCAAGGCAGTCAATCTATTGCGTCGCTTGTAAATACAGGGCTGAAAGTAGTAGAGGAGGTTGCGAGTGCGGTAAATATTGCACAGCCTGGTACTTTTATTGAAAAACCAAAGCATTTTCAATATCCTGCAGAAGGTAAAAGCGTAACAGTTACATTTCCGCTATTTAACACTTTTAGTAGGGGCGTTGTTAGTCAGGGTAAGGATCAAGTTTTACCGTATCAACAAAACTACGAGTTGCTATGGTTGTTAGCTTATCAAAATAAACCTTATAGAACGTCTTTTTCGAGAATACTGCCACCAAAAATATATACATTAACACTACCCGGTCAAGAGTTTTTTCCTTATTGCTACATTTCTAATATGACTGTTAATTTTCTTGGCTCGCGTAGATTGCAGACGGTTAAGCTGCCTAGCGTGACTAGTAAAGGGGAAGGGATATCCTGTGAAACAACAATACCTGAAGCATACGTAGTTACCTTAACTTTTCAAAGCTTATTAGCAGATATTGGCAATACTATGATATCGTCAGGTTTCAGACAAAAAATTACAACATCAACAAAATGATCGATCTCGGCGCACAACAAAATCAAATAAAACGGCTTCCTGCTCTACCACCAGAGCGGTACGAGAATATTTTTAATGTGTATAAGACTTCAAATGAGGAAAATAAAAGCTATTATTTTTACAATATTCTAAATAAAATTCAAATTTCGGATATTATTGATACAAGCGTTTATGATGTGTTTACTCTTACAAAAAATCTCCCCTGGACGACGTTTTCTTTTGAACTTTACGAAACAACAAGTCTATGGTGGTTAATTTGGCTTCTTAACAAACCTGAAAATATCTTTATTGCAGAAGCTGGTAAAGATTATAAATATATTTTACCTGAATATATTGATGTTGTCTTGACAAATATACTTTCGCAGATTAACGTATGAGTTATCAGTCTAATATTGGAAATAGTGTTTATACTTTCGATCTTAATGTTTTTGTAGATAAAGAACAGTTCGGTTCTGGCGGTACCGGCTCTGCAATACCTATGGATGGTCTTTCTTACCTTGAAATTATTGATAATTTAGCAAATATTGGCGTTTATGGTAAGGCTGTCTTTAATAATTCTTTTAATGTTTTAAGTGATTTAGGGCTTAATTCTGGAGCAAATAAAAACCCACCTTTACTTACTATAAAAATAGTAAATAATGATTTTGGTGGAAAAAATCCTGATGAAACTTCGATTATTGCTGCGGTACAGCTGCAGCAAAGTCAAGAAAAAACTAAAAATACTGTCGCAAAAAAATTACATTATGATTTTGAAGAGTCTCAAATTTGTCAGCTCAAACAACAAAATTGTGACTCGGGTAATAGTAAATTAGGTAACGGTACTACTATTAGCGATGTACTAATGAATACTTTGACATATGGTGCTGGTACGGGTGGTACAAAGGGTGAGGTAAGAACTACCGGTACACCAAAAGCAATACCGGGTATTGTTACAAATGGAGATACTTATTATACCGCAGTAGAAAAATATAACAAGCTTCTCTTTAATAACGACCACGGGCCTGGCTTAGTGCAGCTAAGGAATAAATCTGGAAAGCGAGTATTTACATCATCTTTAATTGGCGAAACAACAAAAAATCTTATCCGTGCTGTTGAAAGTAATCAATCACTAGCGACATATGTCTCGGAAACCTTTACCATATCACCGCTTGAATCGAATAAAGTAGATTTACGCGAAACAAAAATTCAAGAGTATGATCTTGATAGACCTAATTATACGGATTTGTTTGCGAAGAAATGGCTTAACTATACCTTAACGCAGCATTCTGCAAAAGATATAAATATAAACGATAATGGGGTATTGTTATATGATGATTTAAAATTAGAGTTTGAAAAAATAGTATGTGGAGGAAAAAAATCAAACTTACCAACGCGTAATGAATTAACTGAAAAAAAAGACACGTTAAAATATACAGCAATTCCTGGTCAATTTCCTGTAGAAGATGGTCAAAATTTAAATCTTATCGATGTTAAATGTTCGACGTTCAGGAGTTTTATTTTTGATAACACCGCAATATCTTTTAAGGTAACAGGTAATACGTTTCGGAAACCGGGTATGTTTATTGGTATAAATGATTTTAATAAAAAAGGCAACGATTCGGAGCTAACTGGTCTCTGGTATGTTACTTCAGTGCGACATATTTTTGAAGAAGCTCTATATACAAATGAAATAATTGCTGTGAAATTTTTCACTCTTACTAAATAAACATATGCTAATATATAGTACTAATTTCGCTGATAAGCTCTTCGGTTATGCAATTAGTAGAGATTTTATTAAAAACAGTTCACCTTTTTGTGATCTGATCGATGATCCTATACTCGGGCCAGAGATAGATCTCGCTATTAATTTTAATCGTGGTATAAATGGTGATAAAGAAGCAGCAACAAACTTCACCAATACATTAGCTCTTTGCAGTGGTATATTTGATCCATATACAGTAAAATTTTGGACAAAAAAAATGTATAATTATCCGGTTTTTGATCCGGAAATAGAGCGTCTTAAGTTTATATATTACAATCTTGACGAACTAACAACAATCGGTGGCGGTGGTAGTGACGCTAGTCGTGATTTTGCCAGTCTTCTTAAAAACGCTCTTAAGGATTGTTTGAATTCACCGTGTAATTTATTTTCCCCAACATCTAACAGTGTTGGTCTAATAACACAAGTCGCGCCAGCTTTAACAGAAAGTACTATTTTACCCGTTGGTAGTCTTAAAGGTCAGATGTCGAACATAACATCGGGCATGGATACGACTATTATGAACAAAGTACCTGAAATATTTCAGGGCGCTTTTGTGCGACTTTCACAAGCGACTACCGCAGCGTGGGGCGATGTGTGTAACACGGTAATGGGAAAGAAAACAGCGGAAGAACTAGCTAAGCAAGCAACCAGTGGAACACTAAGAGATAAACCTTCAGGTCATTTATTTACACCAGACATAAACGCGTTTGCATCTTTAAGTTTTTCGTCTACGAATATAATGGCGAGCATTATGGGCGATCTTGGCGGATGTTCACGAAAAATGGAGCATGAAAGTCAGTATAATCCTTACTCTAGCAATCAAAACAAGAGCACACCTGCTGATATTCGCGGTAACAATGTTAACGGAAACGCATATGATCAGTTACCTAACGGACAAACAACAGGTAACCCACTACCTATGGGAGTTGATCAGGCGTTAGGTGTTGCTGGAGCTTCGAACGATATAGAAGTCAAGCCTTGGGACGGAAATACAGCCTTAACAAACGAAGTTACTCTAGAGTTCTCACCTGATGCCCCATATAGCTATACAGTTTTTGGAGCGTGGTTGGATGAAAAAGCAAAAACTGTACATGTCGAGGATATTAACCTGGAGCAAAAAACAACAGGTAGTGAACAAATAGCTGGTATTGCTAATATAGGTGAAGTTATTACACCGATTAAATCTGGTATAACAGAAGCTGTTTTATTGCAAGATGCTCTCGAAAAGAAAAAACTACCCGCTAACTTTACAAAAGGATACGCATCATTATACGCGCAAGGCAATAAAACAAACGAAAACCTTAATAAAATAACCGGTTCAATGAACCACGGTGTGTCTTTAGGCTTAACGGTTATTAATAAGCTTTTAGGCGTTGGTAACCAGTCGATTGAATATTCTAAAATTAAAGCTTTACAGCAGCAAAATAAAGTTTGGGGCGTTATAACGATTAATAACAAAACTACATTAGTACAGATGATTGATTGCTCAGAAAGCGATAAGATGTCTCGTGTTAAGTTTACACCATATGCGTGGAAAAAAGTGACAGGTAAGGATTTCGCTTCACCGTCGACTACGACATATGGTGCATGGAAAGAGACAAAATACAAATCACATACAAATGCCGGTCCAATGAAGTTCAGGTTTGCGATTGGTACTGAAGGTGAGATAATGCAGTTACTACAAAAGAAAACCGCATCATATACAACAGGTACGGGGTCTGGTAATGTTAAGTATTCGCAAAGCTTCGCTTCTTCTACAAGAAATAAACCATTACAACCGAGATTGTTTAATGCTATACAGCAAGCAGCAAACACCTCTAAAGTAGATGTTGTTATATATAGCGGTGGACAGGATCAGTATCGTAGAACCGGATCAAATAGACATAATGATGGTTGGGCTGCTGATGTATGGTTGTATTCTAATGGTAAGCAGTTAAATTGCCGTAACCCTGATGATATACCTATTTTATCGGAATTTGTACGTGCAGCTAAGCAAGCTGGCTGTACAGGTGCGGGAATGGGACCAGGTTACATGGGCGCTGTAGGATTACATATCGATATGTCATGGGGCAATAGCGTACCTGCAGGTAGCGGAGCAGTTACATGGGGAGATCATAAACCAGGTGGTAGCGGCCGTACACCGGCATGGTTGCGACAAGCTTTCGCTTAAACATCTACAACATTATTATTATCAACAATAGCTTTCATTATATCCTCTCTCGAAAGGAGAATTTTTGTCTTGTTATCTGTTATATTAATTCTCTCTCTTGACTCTATATCCATTTGCTTTACCTGAACTTGTGTTTTGTTTTTCTCGTCAGAGATATATACTTTATTGAGAGTTTCTATTGCAGAAGATGTTGCAGATATCAGTTCAGCTAATGCTGCTACATCCTTTGCATCGGGAGCTGAAGCGACATATTCCTTAACATCATCCACAATGTTAAGTGATCTGGTGACAAGTTTACCTGAATTTTTAATAATAAAATCTTCAAGCTGGTCTTTAGTAAGAGGTATCTCTTCAGGTTCTTTTTTTGCTGAAATAGTTGTATTTTTTAGCTGAGAGATAATATCATTTACAGCATCGTCTAAATCTGTATCCATTAATGTATATTTAGTCTTGATTTCTATATATCAAATATTATCATAGTTTTATGAGTGAAGTTACATTAAAATTTAAGAAAACTAGCGTTGATGCTAAGCTGCCTACTAAAAATAACGAATCTGATACAGGGTTTGATGTTTATTGTGTAGAAGATAAGGTTATTCCTGCGAGAGGTAGTGCTGTTGTAGATGTAGGTTTAGAATTTGCATTTATTTCCCCTGGTTACTGGGTTAAAGTAGAAGGAAGGTCAGGTCTTGGCTTCAAACACAGTATTTCACCTCATCCAGGTATTATCGATAGCGGATATCGTGGAAATGCAGGCATTAAGCTTTATAATAACACTGCTACTGATTATGAAGTCAAGTCTGGTGATAGAATCGCGCAGTTTGTAGTGTATAGGAACTATAGTGTAGCTGTAGAAGAAGGTGATACAGAAGAATCTGATAGAGGAGCAAACGGATTTGGTTCATCAGGTAAATAATATGTTAGATTTCAATAAAATTTGGGTAGAGAAGTATAGGCCACAAACTCTTGACAGTATTATTCTATCAGAAAGGAATAAAAATATTGTTAAGGGGTTTGTGGAAGAGATTCCTAACCTATTATTTGTTGGTACACCAGGTACAGGTAAGACAACGCTAGCGAAAATTATTGTAAATGATATTCTTAAGTGCAATTTCTTATATATTAATGCATCTGATGAGTCAGGTATCGATACTATTAGACATAAAGTTACTAATTTCTCACAAACTAAGTCGTTTGATGGTAAAGTTAAGGTGGTTATTCTAGATGAGTGCGATGGTCTTACGAGTCAAGCACAGGCAGCTCTTCGTAATACGATGGAGTCTTTTGCTAAGTATACTCGGTTCATTCTTACAGCTAATTATAAGCATAAGATCATCCCCGCACTACAGTCGAGATGTCAGTTTCTTGATATCAAGCCCACACTAGAAGACGGTGTAAAGAGAATTTACGGTATTCTTAAACAAGAAGGTATTGAAATAGATGATGCACAGAAGAAGAAGTTTGTTGAGCTTGTGAAGGCTAATTTTCCCGATCTTCGTAAGGCTATTAATGAAATTCAAAAGAATTGTATTAGTGGCTCATTAGCTATTACCAATATTAATGTAGATAATACTCTACTTAAAGCGATTTATACTGCTATTAATGAAAAGGATGTTATTTCACTGAGAAAGTTCCTTATTGAAAACGAAAATACATTCTACGGCGACTATGATACGTTGATGCGTGATTATCTTAACTATCTATACAATCAACCTGTACAAGATCTTAAAAAGAAAGAGATGATCGCTGTTATCGCTGATCATCTCTATAAAAGCGCGTTCGTTCTTGATAAAGAAATTAACTGCTTTGCTTGTTGGATTAATTTAGAACGTATTAGCTAATACCTGCCATATATTCGTGGGTATAAGAAGCAACAGCTGGTGAAGGTGTTATAGGCTTTGATGGAATTGTTGTATTTTTATCAGGTGTAGAAATATTTGTGTCGCTTAGTTTACCATCACCTCTATCTGTCTTATTAGCGATATTGTCTTGTTGCTCAACCTCAGTAGGAACTATGTGCGTGTTGTTTGGTCTCTTAGCACCGTCGGGAATCGGTGGTAAGTTGGGGTAAAAAGTATTAGGAGTTCCTAATTCAGGCGAAATATTAACATAATGCGTGTATCTACCACCGCCGTTATCAAGTGCGAGTGTTAATTCTACATCATTTGAGCTTGTCTGCGGATTGCCGGGATATCTTGGAGATGTAGAGTCTTTAATTCCCGTTACCCTAATATGAAGACCAGCTTCAATCATTTGATCAATCATGTCTTTTGTATTTTGACCTAACTTTTTATAGTTTTCTGATGATTTAAAATTGTCGTTAAATTTAAAAACATCGCCTACCAAGAACCCACCACGCTCGTAGCGAGAAAAATACGCTTCAAATAGTGTTAAAAATTTCTTTGCTCTAGCCATACTATTATTTATACAAACCAATAAATAAATATATGGAATTTGACCGTCTTGTACAAGAAATACTTACTGAAAAAGCAGCTGGTCGGTGTACGAAGGTAACAGGTCAGCAATCTTCAACCAGATCTGATAAAAAATATATGAGATGTGTACGAGTTAAAGGCAAGCTCAAGAGAATACACTATGGTGACCCTAATTTAAGAATTAAAAAATCAAATCCTAAAAAGCGTAAGTCGTTTAGAGCGAGACATAAATGTTCTACAGCTAAACCAGGAACCGCTCGGTATTACTCGTGTAAGAACTGGTAATTCAAGTTAAAACTACACGTAAAAGCTTAAATAAGTTGCGGGATTAAATAATATGTAAATGGCTATTAAGCTCGATATTATTAAACCTAGTACGCGCATAGAGGAAGCTCTCAAAGCAGGTTACCTCTATAAGGATGTATTGTTTGATATTAAGCAGTCTAATATTACTAGACCGGAGCTCCATAGCAAAGAAACCAACAAAGATATTGCTGCAATATATGATAGTTCTGCAATTATTAATTCTATTAAAAATATTCTTACAACATCACCAGGTCAAAAACTATTAAATCCGCTCTTTGGTCTTGACTTACGAGAGTTTTTATTTGACCCGATTACAGAAACAAGAGCGTTTTTTATTGGCGAGCGTATATTATATGGCTTGGGAGAACAAGAGCCTCGTATAACAGTCGAGAGCGTTGATATTGTTGCTGCTCCTGAGGATATGGAATACATAATAACTATTGAAATAACTATCCCAACTTTAAATGTTTTTAATATATCTTTAAAAGGTGTATTAAATAACGATGGATACACTTTTGTCTAAAAATATGAATATTAGTAACTTTACTGAGTATAATCTCTCGCATGATGCATATGCAACGTTTGATGCTACGACTCTCAAGAATTTAATTATAAAGAGGTTAAATGAAAGTGGTGTTTTTCAGGATCAAAACTTTGAGGGTTCAAACATAAACGCATTTATTGATATTGTTGCGTATATGTATCATGTGTTATTGTTTTATTTAAACACAACGTCATCTGAATCTACGTTTACAACCGCGACACTTTATGAAAATATAAACAAGTTAGTATCAAATATTAACTATAAGCCTATCGGTCGGCAGACATCGCTCGCAACTATTTCATTATCTGCTCTTTCAAATCTTTCTCCTAACCTTTATACAATACCTAAGCTCTCATACGTAACAAAAAACAATACAAAGTATGCAAGCGTAAGAGATATCTCTTTTGAAAAGACGAATAATGATTTCGAACGTGTAGCAGCGGATAATACTACGTTATATCAGGGGTCTCCTGTAGAATATCCACTCTATACTGCAACTGGAGAACCATTCGAAACGGTATCTATAGTGAACGAACGACCGGCCCCTGACCGTGTATTGGATAACTTAGATAATATACCCTTTATTGCAGATAATTCGTTTACTATTTTTGTTAGAAGTATTGATACCGGTGTCTGGCGAGAATGGAAAGAAACATCGTCGTTATATCTTGAATCATCGACGGGGACAAGATATGAAAAGCGTTTAAATGAATATGGAAATTATGAATTTAAATTCGGTAATGGGCTGAACGGTAAAAAACTAAAAGAGGGTGATCTTGTACAAATATATTATATTGTTTCGGATAATATTGCTGGTGTTGTAAGTGCTAATACTTTGCAAGGAGCTTCTTTTATCGTGTTTACAACACCGACCTATGATCAGATATTAGCTGATGTGTATCCTGATACTACTACTTTTATTACACCGTTAAACACAGAAAATATTGTTATTAATAACCCTAGCGACGCAACACCTGTAGTGCCTGCAGAAAGTGTAGCGGATATAAGGACAAATGCCCCGAAAATGTTTTCATTACAAAATCGTCTAGTGACTCGTGACGATTATGAAAGCTTTGTATCTAAAAATTTTAATAATGTAGTTAAATCTATTTCAGTTTTATCTAACGACGAGCATGCAAGTCAGTATCTTAAGTATTTTTATAGTATTGGTCTGACTAAACCTAATAATAATAGTAGAGTGCTCATTAATCAGGTAAACTACTCCAATTCGACGCAGTTTAATAATGTATATATATTTGCTGTCCCTGCTCAAGCAACAATACTAAATGAAAGGATACCAAACTATTTAAATTCTGCACAAAAACAATTACTGCTTAATGAATGTAATTTAATAAAAGATATTACACACAATATTGTACCGTCAGATCCTGTATATAAAGCGTTTAACCTAGGTGTTAATATTATAAATGAAGTGCCGTGCGTTGAGTTAAAAGATTACACCAAGCTTGTAATTAAACGAGATACAAATATTGCTATTAATGATGTTTCTATTAAGAATACTGTCTTAAAAATATTTAAACAGGCGTTTGAAGATATAAAGCTAGGATCGATTGTAGATTTGACTAAGATAAGCAACAATATACTCAATATACCGGGTGTTGTGGGTATTGCAACGAGGCGTACAGATGTAAATTATGAGGTGCCTCTTATAAGTTGTGTAGTGTGGAATCCTCTTTACGAAACAAGCGATATATTTTGTACGTCGCAAAATATACAATTATCTCGCTTTCAATTTGGTTATTTTTACGAAATATCTAAACTTGCAAATAGTATAGTAGTTGAAACAGTCTAATACAGGTAGAGTGTGATAAATATATATACATGGCGTCTGTATTTTTTAATAATTTTCAGTATGAAAAAAGCGGGGATATAAATACGGTTTATTCTTTCTTTAATACGTATAATTATACTGGAAAAGAAGCAGCAAGTAGTTACGCTTTGCCATTTGCAGGGTTTATTTTTAGACCGCGCTTAAATGACGTTGAAGATATACTGTCGCGTAAGAGAATTGTTTGGGATTTTGGTGATAATACTGTAAGTGAAGCTATCACTGGTCGTCATTCGTATCGTTATCCCGGTAAATATGAAGTAACATGTTACTTATATGATAGGGATGGTAATAGCTATTACGACTCTTTTACACAGCGTGTTGATGTAAAGAATTATATAACAGATGCTATTACTCTAACAGGTAATTATACAGCTAGTGCATACCTTACATCTGGTAAATATGCTAACCCTATTACAGTAATGCGATCTACTTCGTATCAAACATATGAAAATGGTATCCCCAGACTAACAATAACACCTTACGCGTCTGGAGCTACTAATAATTTTTTTGATATAGGCGCTGATAAAAAGCATTACGGTCATCTTTACCCATACTCTTCTTTTTACTTGCTGCTTACAGGGTTAAAAGGGTTAACAGAGTTCGTAGAAATAAATTCTTTTGAAACGACTTCTACGCCGTTATACTGTCGACTTTCTAACACTGAAATAGTAAATTGCAGTAAGGCTGATCGTGGCGCGTTTTTCTGTGGCACGTCTGGATATCGCGATGTTTATTTTAAGAGCGATCTACCAACTAACGCTGTTAATTTGTTTTTTGGTTATCAGCCGTCAATGCTGTTACCAGCTTTTAACACAACAACAGTTGGTGTAAGTACGAAGATTGTGAATAATGAAGATTTTAGTCATCTTTCTATAACCGCTAACGGGATAGATAAAGAAAATAATACTGATACCGTTTTTACTATTAATAAAAATAAATTTAGTAATACAGATATTAGTTTTGTTGTGAGGGTAAAGGATGGTCAGAACTTTACGTTGAAGAATTTACCTGTATTAACTGATATAAATCTAACATTAACAGACGGTACGCGGGTATATCCTGCAATCTTCACAGATCTCTCTTATACGCTACCGGAATTATCGTCTGGTGGTTTTTATAAGGGTGCCTGTCGTCTTTCAACATCTCAAACAGTAAGTAATGCGTATATATCTGCTTTCGTACCAGCGTCTTTTTTACAAGGTACAGTTCCGCTTACGGGTATTTCAAATAGCTTTAATATATACCCGGAATCAGGAATATATAATATCGCCAAAAAGGGGGAAGATATCGATTTTACCCAAAAATTTAAAGATATTTCTTTTCAGTCTCTATTTTTAGATCAAAAAATACTTTTTGATGAATATATTCAAAATATATTTGGTACTTTAAGTTCAGATCAAACATCAATAGGTAAACTAACGTATGAAAAAATTAAAAATTTCGTTGATAATAATTCTATTGTCGATTATGCAAATATTGACAAGTTTCTATCGATTGTTAAAGAGTTGAACATACAAGATAGACGGTTTAATAGTGTAAATTATCGATACCCTGGTAACTTTTCTAGGTTAGTAGACCTTTTATCAATAAAACAAACTAAATTATTTGGTACTCAGAACAAATTTAGTGAAAGTTTTAATTCACACGGCTATATAAATAATGATATCTATGGCTATAATCTCGGCGATGAAATTACCGTAAGCGATATTATTACGCCTGGTGAATCTATTGTTGCATATGAGCGGTTTAGCGGTGTTTATACTAAGCTTAATACTAACCAGCCAATGAAAGTATTTAAGCCAGGTATTGTTGAGTATAAAATAAGAGACTATGAAGATATATGGGGCTGGGGTCTTGTCTTACCTGAGGATGGCTACGGTGCAGCAATAAGCAATTATTATTTTTTCTACAAGTATATACCTAGAATCGAAGGGTCAATAAAAGACGGTATTATTAATTTTAATGATTTTAATACAACGTTACAATATACTGCCTCCTCGTATAACCAGTGGTCAGAAAAAGACGGTGTAATAGCTAATCTCTTATCTAACGCATTGTATAAAGGCTTAGATCTCATTAAATAAACTATAATGTCTGAAGTAATTATATATAATACAAATATTATACCGGATTCAATTACAAATCCACAAGTAGATGTATCCATCGTCAAAGATAATATTAAACCGTTTTCATTTCTTGAATTTATTACTTTAACGCATGTTGATTATAGCCCGGAGCAGTATAATCAATTTTATTTAGCATATCTTAAAGAGTGGACAGAAATTAAGCAGAGAGTAGGCGAAACAACACAACTATTTTCAGAAATTTACATTAATTTTTTAAAGGAAATTACACTAACATTTACAACAAAGCAGGAACAACGCTTTTTAAACAATCTTGACTTTACTGATCCTGCCGATCTCGATGTTGCTATACCGTTCTTTACTGAGAAGATTAGACAGGTTATATTATTTTATAAAGAAAAAAGAGATGATGTAAAGTTTGTAATAGATAGAAACAAACAAAAAGGTACTCGGCAGTCTCTTGAAAAGATAATATTTGAAAAGATATATGAGTATGTATTTTCAGCGCAGGATTCTGCTTTATATCAAAGTTTAGGCTTGACGCTTTCATCACTCAAAACTAATTTAAAAATTTCAATAGATGAGTTTGTCGATGTGTATGGTAACTATTTTGATATACCACAGGTTTTTAAACCTGACACACAAGCAAAGAATCTTGCTAGTAATATTATTAGTCGTGATGGTGATATTTTATCAACAAAGGAAATTAACAATTTATATTTTTCATATAATAATTCTACTGAGGAAGTTATTAACAAGTCGGTAGACGGTGTTAAGTTTTCAGGCAATGGCATAAAAATTCAACCAACTATATCGAGTGGGGTAATTAACCCCACAACTGGCTTAGGTGTTGCAGCGCAAATAGGTGCAGGTGTCGTGAACAATACACTTATTGGTATTGATACAACTAATGCAGGGGCGGGTACAGGTGGAGTAGGTACAGGTGGTTTGGGTAATATAGGTATAGGTGGAGGGGTAGGCGGTGGTACGGGTACGGGGTTAGGTGTAGGGGCAGGTGGTTTGGGTGATACAGGTACAGGGTTAGGTGGCGGTGTAGGAGCAGGTGGTACGAGTACAGGGTTGGGTAGCGGTACAGGTACAGGTACGGGGTTAGGTGGCGGTGTAGGAGCAGGTGGTTTGGGCGGTACGGGTACAGGGTTGGGTAGCGGTATAGGTACGGGGGTAGGTACAAGTACGAGCGCTGGCGTAGGTAGTAATAGTAGCATAGGTATATCGTTTAACCCTAATGATTTACTAAGCTTACAGCCTCTTAGAGACGAAATATATACCTCAAATATAAATGCTATTGACCCGAGATTATATTTTCCAGATGATAGTTACGCGGCTGTGTTTGGTAGTGCTGCTTTCTTGCAAGATTTGCCGCTGCTCGCTAATATTGTTTTGCAATATGACCCGGTTTGTGATCCTGCTAACCCTATTGATTTGATTAGACAGGATCAGGAATTAAAAGATGGAATACCTTCTGATGAGTTAGCTGAACTTAAACGCAAATTAATATCAAAATATATCGGAGTTGATTTTCATTATATTGATACAACAGGGACGCAACCTGTAACAGGAATTCTTTTTAAAGCAGAGCAGCCATGGGCAAATATACCTAACTTACAGCTGCCTAATACACCTACAACACCAGCGCAGATTCAACCTGATATAGACTATATAGATCAATTCGTAGGAATAAACGGTGAAGTGGTAAATCTAGACCCTATAGCGATAAACAATCAGGATCTAAATCTTAACAATATTAATAATTCAGATTATAACGCGCTAAATGGAACATTAGGGTTTGATGGATTTGTAGGTGGTGGTTCGGGAGCAGGCAGTCCAGGTGTTGGTTCACAAGGTGTTGAAACTATAAATGTCGGTATACCTTATATAGGAGGTGATTATGCAGGGATACAAAGTGGTAGTCCGCTAGGTACTATTATTCCTGGAACAAATGTTAATAATTCTAATGTACAGAGCGCGTTAGGTATTAATACAAATAATAATTATATACCTACTGCTTTTGTTTCTAATAATATTGGTGGTTTAGGTGGCGGCTTAGGTGCAGGTGGTGGAGTAAGCGGGCTAGGTGGCGGTTTAGGTGCAGGTGGTGGAGTAAGCGGGTTAGGTGGTGGTGCAGGTGGTGGAGTAAGCGGGTTAGGTGGCGGTGCAGGTGGTGGTGCAGGTGGTGTTGTCTCGTCTTTTAATACAAAGTTATCGCCCCGATTAAAGGAATCAGTTAACATGCTTCGTAATATAGGCCTTTTCTTTAAGCCGGATAAAACAGGTCTTTTTCAACTTAACAGCAATAATTCTACATATTCAATTAACCCTGATAAACTAACAGAACAAAAGATATATATCTTCCCTGATCCTGCTGTTTACGGTAATGTATCGATAAATTCACAGCCTGATTATCCAATAGTATTTATTGAAGATTATAGATCGGATGTAGCTACGTCTTCACTCGGATTTGCGCAGGGTGACCCGCTTGTAAGTACAAGTGAGCAGACGTTTACACCGTATTATGCGCGTGAACAAAATATAGAAAAAACAATCGTTGATGAGACTAGCCTTAATTTAAATTTTTCTGATTTGTATAATCGCGGTTATATAACTAAAGTACAGTATGATATTTATGGTAATGAGTATGCACTATTTAAAGATCAGTTTGGTCAAACATTTAGAGAAATAAGTGAAGTAGCTGATGCTAAAATCGTTAACAATTTAATAGATGGTCATGTTTTTTATGATGTTAACGAGGGGTATAATTTTAATTATAATACAGATGATATAAGTGGTAGCACTATACGTACAGGAATTTCAGCGCTGACGGTCAACTTCAATAACGCGCCTACCTTTACACTGTCCGGATCGCCCCTTACACTTTATTTTAGAGAATTTTTACCCTATCAAGATTTCTCACAAGCTGCGCGGAATATTGCAGCGGCATTTCGGGATGGTGGTAGGTTTACCTTTTTAGATAGTGATGCATTGCCTGATCCGTTGCATGCGGATGAAAAAGATTACCCTTCTCCGAAAAATTACTTTTATTCAACCCTCGCAGAGGGTGGGCTAGCAAGAACATCCTCTACAATACCAACATTTGAATATATTACTGATGAATTGTCGTTAGAGGATATACTGGCGCAGTCAGGTTTTGCTATTGAAACGGAGCAGACAAACGCCGATTTTACAATAAATGTACGGTCTATGTTATCAAGTCGTAATGTGGAAGATTATGATTGTGGATATTTTACAGATGATCTTACACTTACCAACGATTATAAATATGGCAGTAATTATTATTTATACGATGTGGTTGCTGAGTCTTCAAAAACAAAACTGTCGCCTCTATCTTCACAAAGTGGATATCTATCACAAACAGTTAAAAAATCTCTTGAAGGTAAGCTATTTGTTAAAAATCAGGCGCATTCCCTTTCGCTTCCTCTATCTACATCACTGAGCATTGTGTTTAATAAATACTCACAAAATATAAAAGCAGAAATTTACCATACACCGAAAGATTTTGATGTAGTATACGATACAATTATTATTGAAACAGAAAATTATCTTATATTTGATAAAATACATTATGAGGATAATAACTATTCACCTCCAAGCACAAAAAATACTGTGTTTAAGCTATTACCTGACTCGCCAATAAGTAGGTTTTCTAATCGATTCTTTAATGAAGAAGATAAAACAATAACTTTCTGCATTGTTTCACCATTTATGTATATGGTAGATTATGAATTAGCTACTACAGGTGGTTCGGGTGCTATCGAAACACAAATAGAAATACCAATTACAACGCAAAATGATGATGGTATATTTGCGTTTTATGATTATGACGATTATACGGTTGAAACTACTCAAAAAGAAGATACTTTTGTAGTCTATACCGGGGTTGCGTATACTTCTGCTGGTAACAATAAAGCACTTATACCATCCATTTATCAATATAACATAAAAGACAACACATATCAGAAGCTATTCCCGTTAGATTCGCGAAATCAAAGTCTCTCAACACTATTTTCACTTCAATCTAGCTTTACAGAAGATTGTAATTTTAATATTGTCGGTATTCACAAGCCGCAACTGGTATACAATAGTTATAATGATACATATAAGATAACTTTTATAGGTGTTGACAATAACAACCTGTTTCACTTGTTTGATTACGCGTTTTTTATTAATAATAACGGCGATGTAGAGTTTGAGTCAGGTAAATACTTTAAACACGATAAAACAATACGAACTTCTGATTTTTATTCTACTTCTACAGTGTTTCTCTCTTCATATAGCATTATCGGCACTGCTATTATAAATAATGGAAGCTTTGTCCTATGAATTACGCTAATATCTATTACGACTTACCTGTTGTAGAGGGTAGCAATGTTATTTTTAAGGCACCGCTCGATATAAAAGGCAGCTCTGCTGTAAATTTTGTTTTAACAGGGGTAAATGAAGAGTCATATGATGTTTTGTTTTTGAAAATCGACTGGGGGGATGGTAGTAAGGAGTTTTTTCAAAAGGATCTTATTTTTGACTATAAAGAGCAGTCTATTTTTAATGAAATCGTAAACGGTAAAATAGGTGGTAGTATTGCGACTCAGTATACACATAGATATTACAATACGTTGAGTAGTTATAACGCGCCTCTAACAGCACAATTTCTTTTTGTATATAATAATGGCGCGACAGTTGGTATAATTCAGCCTATTAACATATTTCAAAATTCCTTTTATGACGAAATAGGAAATTTTGATATAATAAACACGCAAATTATTCCTTCAGAAGGTAATTTTACTTTTTTTAATTTTGAAGGAAATAATAACAGGCAAACATATGTAGGTTCTTTAAGCAATGTACCTGTTAAGCTTTTACCAGAAGTAGAGCTCTTTACATCGCGACCAGTAATCGAATATGGAGGTTCGGCTATCCTTTCATGGAAGAGTATAAATGCAGAGATTGCTCGTGGTGATTTTTCGACGAGAAACATACCACTATGTGGTATGTATGTAGTTTCCCCTTTAATAAACACTACATATACTGTTTTGGTAGGTAATACGAGGGGGAGCGCTACGAGCTTTACAGCTATTTCTGTTCTGCCTGCTCCTACACCTACACCTACTGTAACAAGTACTGCTACGCCAACACCAACACTAACGCTGACACCAACGCTAACGCAAACATTAACACCGACACTAACACAGACACCAACTCCAACACAAACACCAACATTAACACCGACGCAAACACCAACGCTAACACCGACGCAAACACCAACGCTAACGCAGACGGTAACGCAGACAGTAACTCCGACAGCTACGCAAACTGCTACTGTTGGAACAACACCGCCGCCTACGCCAACACAGACTGTTACGCCTACTATGACACCTACGCGTACTGTTACACCTACGATGACGCCTACGCGCACTGTTACACCTACACGGACGCCAACGCAAACACCAACACAAACACCAACACAAACACCAACACAAACACCAACGCTAACACCTACACAGACACCTACACAAACACCTACAGCTACGCCAACGCTTACAAACATAACTTGCGATTTTGAACCTGTTATATTGACACCGACACCGACACAAACATCAACATCAACAGCTACACCTACACTAACACAAACAGTTACGCGCACTGTTACGCCTACACAAACACCTACACTGACGCTCACTCAGACACCTACACTAACACTTACTCAAACACCCACACGGACATTAACACCTACACGGACATCAACACCTACACTGACGCTCACTCAGACATCAGTAACTGGCACGCCAACACCTACACCTACGCGCACTGTTACGCCTACACAAACACCTACGCGTACTGTTACACCTACACAAACACAAACACAAACACCAACGCTAACACCAACGCTAACACCAACACAAACACCTACATTAACAGAAACACCGACGCCGACACCGACGCCAACTCCTACATTAACACAGACACCAACGTTAACACAAACAGTTACGCGTACTGTTACACCTACGATGACGCCTACGCGTACTGTTACACCTACACAAACACAAACACAAACGCCTACACTGACATTAACACAAACACCAACGCTAACACCAACACAAACACCTACACTAACACCGACGCTAACACCTACACTGACGCTCACTCAGACACCTACACTAACACTTACTCAAACACCCACACGGACATCAACACCTACACAGACATTAACACCTACCCTCACACCTACGCAAACCTCTGTAACTGGTACTCCGACCCCAACCCCAACACCAACACTAACAGAAACACCGACGCCGACACCTACACTAACACCGACTCAAACAGTTACGCGTACTGTTACACCTACGATGACGCCTACGCGCACTGTTACACCCACACGAACACAAACACAAACGCCTACACTGACATTAACACAAACACCGACGCTAACTCCTACATTAACAGAAACACCGACGCCGACACCGACGCCAACTCCGACATTAACAGAAACACCGACGCCGACACCGACGCCGACGCCGACGCCAACTCCTACATTAACAGAAACACCAGCACCAACGCTGACGCCAACACCGACATTAACAGAAGCACCGACACCAACTCCGACATTAACAGAAACACCGACGCCGACACCGACGTATACTGCTACACCAGCGCCGACGCCGGTGTTAGAGAATTGTGGTTGGTACCCTGGTTATTCTGTTCCACTGTATCCGGATCCAGATGATGAAACAGCTGGCTATGTTCAATGGACTGCAGAATACGATCATTTACCTTCTGCGGTTGGGTTACTTACACCGCTTTCAGGTGGTGTAGTCAGAGAAAAGGTAATATTACCGGGTCTTGGCCTTGGTTACGGCGAGGGCTTCAATGGTGTGTTCCTCCGATCTGGAGGCTGGGCAGTTTACCGCGATGGTGTAGAAACTTTCCAAACTCATCTTATTGCGGGTTATGTTTATGATTTCTTCAACTCTCAATATACTGTTAGCTGGACAGACAATCCACCATATTTTGCTAGATCTTACAGCGTACGAGTGTACCGCGAACTGGGTAGTTGTGCGTGGAATGGAAACTTCGCCGCTTACAACAGTGCAGGAGATCCCTGCCCGAACATAGGTTCTGTTATTATGAAAATGACTGATATTGGATGGGAAATTACCGCGGCTGCTAATACCGCTGGACCTAGTGGAGCTCTTGCTTGTTACTTAAAATCTGATTGGAAAACTCCGTACTTTGAAACAGTACATACACCAGAAGGTACATACAGCAATGGGATGGTTGTAACGTAATTATACTCCTACCTAATGATTAAATAACAACAACGTGGTTTAGAAAATACGTATAATGAAAACGGTAATAATAACTTCTAATAACTTTGAGGGCGAAGCAGCTAATATTCTCTTCGATCCGTGTATTAATACATCACAGGTTGTTATTGGTGATGTGGTATTACCTTATACGTATACATCAAGCGTAATTGAAGGAGTTTATACTATCTATATCTACAAGTATGATAAAATATGTTACATGTCTGTTCCTTGTCTTACGCCGACGCCAACACCAACGCTAACACCGACACAGACACCTACACGCACTGTTACGCCTACTCAAACACCTACACTGACTCAAACGCAAACACCAACGCTAACACCAACACAAACACCTACACTGACACCGACGCTAACACCTACTCTTACACCCACACTAACACCCACTCTTACACCAACGCTAACACCCACACAGACACCTACGCAGACGCCTACATTAACACCTACACTAACACCAACCCAGACATCAGTAACTGGCACGCCAACACCTACACCTACACAAACACTAACGCCGACTCCAACACCTACACTAACACCAACACAAACACCTACACAAACACCTACACGCACTGTTACGCCTACGCGAACGCTAACACAAACGCCCACACTGACATTAACACAAACACCAACGCTAACACCTACACAGACATCGACACCCACCCTAACACCGACTCTTACACCCACACTAACACCGACTCTTACACCAACGCTAACACCCACACAGACACCTACGCAGACGCCTACATTAACACCTACACTAACACCAACACAAACGCTTACGCAGACACCAACACCTACTTCCACGCCTCAGGTTTTGTCTATGTGCGCGGTTTTACCTTCTGATCTTAATCTCGATAATTATGGTGGTCCTGATAATACCGATGAGGTTTTTATTGGAGGTGCGACTCTTGGATATTGGTATAACAATACACTTTATAAAACTAGAAAGCGGGTAGATACCTTTATATGTGAAGGTCCGAATAAAGATGGTGTTTGTGCAGATAACCGAACATGGGATAATGGATTGCCAGGATGCTATACTACATATAATTATTCGTATAATTGGTCAGACCGTGGTAGTTATACAATAATAGAAAATGTAACTTATAATATTACACAAAACCCTAACTCTTTTACAACGACATGGACGTGGAAAGATTTCGGATTAGCAGAATCTGACCGAGTGGCAACGAGTTCTGAGACTAACGTATGCACTGGCCCTTTATCTAGATCGCGAAATGAAACACATAGTACATGGGTACGCGTCTCTGCAGTTCTTGAGGGCGAAGAGGTTAGAACATGGTACGGAACTATACAAGCATCACTTGACAATTGGAATTATCAAACCGGTGGCGATTCTCGGTCTATCACGTACGATAGATATTATACAGGGGATGACCTGTTTCCGTCTATTTCTCAATTCACTTATTCTAATCCATGCAGTGAATATTATCGTTATGACACAGCATGGGACGAATATTTTGGACCATATACATACGAAACAGACCCCTACCAGCTAGCGTTTCAAGCAGGCACTGACCCGTATAATCCTTATCCGCCAGTTGAGTAGCACTGTTCTTTAACAGAGAAATAAACTAGCACTCTTTTCGTAACTTACCGTCGTAAAAGTCAAACCTATTATGCTCTGTTGGTGTTAAAAGTAATAAGCCTGGTGTAAGTTGATCCTCTTTGGTCAATTGAAACATATGTGACATCCAAGTTTGTTCGTGTGGGTGTGTCCATTTTGTATCTAAAAACATTTTTGTGTTTCCGTGCCTAGAAACAACTTGAGGCCAATTAGAATAGTATATTTCGCCAGTAATAAATGGTATTTTATTGTAAATGTTTATTAAATTGAACTTTGTTTTCGGGGCATTAGGGTCAATACCGGAAATAGGTAATTTTGGGTTGTTAGGCCAGAATTTTTCCCTAATATTTTGAGGTACATTATACCACGACCACTGAGTGCTGTTATCTCCGTAAAATTCTGTAAAATTTAACTTTAAAAAGTCAAAATTATTTTGTTTAATTATGTGTAGAGCGCTTTTATATAAATTAGGTATGTGTCTGTTAAAGCCATTTTTACATATTTCACCTTCTTTGGGATAGAAAAACATATCATCTTCGAAAAAGAAGTAAAAGTCAAATCCTTCTTCATCGGCATGCTCTGCTATCCACTGCCTACCACCGCAAATACCTAAATTATCCTTTTTAATATGTTCAAACCCGTGTTTTTGGCACAACCTGATGTATTCTTCTGTTGTTGATAAGTCGGTTGAATTATTTAAAAGGAACTTTTTCGGCATTTTAATAAAATCCCCATCATATGAATACATTGATGTTATTAGTGTTTCAAATTGTGCTGGACTGTTGAACCCAATAACATATAGAGCTGTATTTGAGGTGTCAAGGGGCATTTTTTTACCCTTTATTTTGTCGTCACTATAATTAAGGAGCTCTTCAAAGAATGGCCACACTAAACCATTGCCGCTAATTTCGAATCTATGTATTAAATCTGGATGTCTGTGGGAGAGTATTGTAAATAAACACTCATCTGCACCCATTAGCCCCTCTTTTAATGTATCGTGCATTATAGAATAATAAGATTGGTTCATTTTATGAACGTTTTCCTTACTACCACCAAAAAAACCACCACGACACACATAATTAACATAATCTGTGTTACAATATCGAGCTATAGCTGTTCTTTCAAACCCATGAATTTCATCATTACCCTCATACGGGTATGAAATTTGAATAAATTTATCATTATGACAGCGAGTATAGTTCTCTAAATTATCTAAAACATTATCATGAATAAAATACCCTTCATTAACAGTATTTGTTAATCCTCCATCGATCCAAAAGAAATATTCACTATTAAATGGATTAGTAATAGCTGAATCATTCAGCATAAAGAATTTAGTGAACATCATTGGATTGTAGTACTTTAAAGCTGCTTGCGGCGATTCGGGCAACCACCCAGCAAAGTTTTTCCAATCATTATTTTCTCTAATTTTTTGAATGTCATTAAAAAAAGGATTCCACACTTCAAAATCTTCAGTATTTTTAATAAAAATCTTAGTAGGCTTGTTGTCTCTAATTTTTAAAACTTCATCTTCTAATTCTTTTGGAATCCATATACATAATTGACAATCTGTTTCAAGCAGTTCAAAAAATTTATCTTTATAGTGCTGAAAATCTCTTTTACCCCACCCATTCATGTCCCCTCTACCTAAATCCCAAAGACCGGTCACTATTGTAATATTTTTATTCATATTTTACTCAAATTTTAAACTTACATTAAAGTTTTCATTATATGCAATTCTATAGGTTTCACTACCAATTTTAATCATCATAATTAGAAATTTTCTCATATCATGAATTGGTTCACCCATAATGTTAGTATCCACACGTAAATTAATAAACTTACCATTATTACTTTTTAAATTATCAACAATTAGTTCTGTTACATCATTTTGTTGTATCGGGATTTCTGAAGGATACCCTTCGTCTAATTGAATTCCTGTTGTACCAAATAAACCATTTAACACCTCAATCTCTTTATTCTTAAAAAATTCTAAGTCTATATAAGCATTTATTGGTAAATTTGAAAAGTAGGGGTTCCACTCAAAATGAAAATATTCTTTGGATTTATAATGTCTAGCATGATGTAACCAATTCTCAAAATACCATCTATCTCCATGAACAGGTTTATCATTCCCTCTAACAAATGACAAATTAGCCCACCAAAAATTACCCCAAAACCAATTACCAACACAAGTCATACCACAAGTATCGTGTTCATTTAAATCATCAATACATTTTTGAAAGTTATCTATAAGGTAATATTCTAAAGCATCCCTCCAAATTTTAATACCCTCAACTTTCCAATTTGAAATTTCTTTGGTTACTAAATTTTTGTAGGTATTTGATACACCTTTCGCGTGAAAATAAAATACTTTACCATCATTTTCTTGTGATAATTCCCAAACTTTATTAATACCCCAATACTCGTAAGTGTTTTGATTTGTTTTGAATAAATTAACTTTATTCATTCCATTAAAGATTTCATCAATACCTTGATATTTACCTTCTAAGTCCACACAAGATACCTCTAAAGTATCGCACCAATCATATAATCCTGATACTTTTAATTTCTCTACTTGTGATTTTACAACATTTAAGTAATCACCAACACAAAAAATATGATATACTATTGCATTCATTTTTTTATAATAATTGCGTAGATTGAATCGTCTCTATCGTTAGATATTTGAATTGATTCTATATTGTTTAGGAAAGATTCCCACCTTTCTGTTTTATAATCGGTATATGGATTACCATTAATAATACTATTTAACATGTCTAACGCTGTTGTTTTAGTCGGGTCCCCCCAGCCAAATACCGCCTTTGACGGCATTCTACACTCTAACGATGTTTGTAAATCTTCAATTACTAGTACACCACCCGATTTAACATTCTCGAATAAAATCTGTGCGGTAATTTGAACATCGTTCATTTTATGAGAACCATCATCAATAATTACATCATACATAAATCCATTGTTTGAGAAATCATATAAAGAATCTTCATTAGATTGGTCTACATTAAACATCCTAACCCTCTCAATATCTGATTGGTAATTATTAATATCAATACCATGAATAACCCCTTCATCAAAATATTCGTTCCAAACATTTAGTGACGCACCATCTAAAACACCGATTTCTAAAATATCACATTTTTCTTGATACGGTTGTAATAATTTTTGATAAAATCTGTTGTAATAGTTGTGAAGATATTGTTTATCGGTCCCAAAATATTCACCAATCTCATATAAATTTTTATCTTGGAATTGTTTATCAATATTAAATTTGTCGTAATAGATTGAATCTATAGTTCTATTGGGTAACATACCATATGAAAACGCATGGAAGATAAATTTATCGGATTTATATTCTCTAGCGTTAAAATCGTCATTTGGAATTATTTTAAATTCATTAGTATTTTCTTGTCTGTTATACCATAAACCAATACATGTTTGATCATGCCACAAGCCTTCTTTATACAAAGGATATTCTTCACATATATTCCACCAATCTTTTATAAAATCTTTAGAGAATTGATTATTTTTTATTAACATAACACCAGAATTAACTAGTGATGGTCCGTGATCTTCAGTCATTAATATACTAAAGTCATTAGTAATAAATTCTTCAATTTGTCTCTTATTATTACAGAAAACTGCATCAATATCCATGAATAAGATATACTCACAATCAGGATGTGAATTAAAAACTTCCTCAATTAAAAAAGGTTTATACCAATGACACGAACGAGAACCTATTTTATTTTTTATTTTATTACCATCTTTTTCAAGATAATAAACATAACCATTATCTTCACAATATTTTTTATTAATTTCTTCAGAAAATTTACCATAAGAAATATTTGAAGTGTAATATTGACAAACAACTATCTTCATATTTTATAAATTACCGGTTATTCTATCACACCATCCTTTTGATGTGCTATATGGCCATACAACCCAATATTTTGGTTTAGAGGTTGTTTGGAAGTCTCTCCAAATTTTACAATACCCGTCAGGATCCTGCATCATATTATTAATTTCATCAATATGTGCATCTTTCCTATAAAGAGTATCGTCTTTTTCATCGTGGAACGCAACAACCCAAAACTCATAATCCTTTTCAGGTACCTGCGTATAGGTAATATCAATACAGTGCTTAAAGATATGAAGCAGCGAGGCTTCGAATTCTTCTTGCGTCTTGTATTGTGGATTTGGTGGTGGTATGTGGTTATATGTCTCGCGTTGAATAGCTCTTTTCTTAAAGCTTATACCTGCATAGTGTTCATATTCTTGCAGTGTTCTTACCGGTCCGAATCCATATATACCAAAATCTATATCACGAACCTCACCATCCATCTCAAATAACTTTCTGTTCTTTAAATGGCATTTTTCATTGCGAATACCCCAATCTTTGTCATCGTCCCACTGCTTTGTTCTACCTTTTCTCGTGTATTCGTGCCAAGCAATAACTTTATTGGGGTGAAATAGATCATAGCCCCATGTAAATGCTCGTACAGCAATAGATATTTCTTCACCGTGGAAGTAATATTCGGGGTCATGTGGCACTTCTTTACAGAAAATACCATCAGTAAAACAGAAGTGTGCTGAATAGAATCGTGAAGGCACGGGCTCGTGTCGTTGCTCTGCTGGTATTGTAGCTGGTAGGAAGAATATTGCACCTTCTGGTATAAATCTATCAAAATCCATCTTCCACGGCGCATCAACACGGCCAGCTGGGTCGTTATCAGGGTCAAAGCTTGAAATATAACCGGTTAACAAAGGTTTTTTGTGACCTTTTTTTCTAAGACCTTCAAGCATATCGATCAGTTGTTGATCCCAGTCTTGTACAAACCGATGGTGACTATCTAGCTGCAATGTATATGTTTCACCGTTATAATGCTGCTGAATTTGATTGCGCGCCCAGCACGCGCCTTTACTCTCTTGATAGGGTATATCGATAATTTTAAATCGCGAGTCATTAAAATAATCTTCAGGTAAAACATCTTCCGGAGCATGCTGCCATGCAATGCAAAAGCGTAAATTTTTAGGAGCTTTAGCTTTTGAGATACAATCTTCTATTGTAGGCTGCAATTGTGGATCTCTATACGCTGCAATTTGTATAAAAATTGTTGGCTGTGATTTTTTTTTGGCCATATTTATAAATCTCAAACTATTTATATGGGTACCGAAAAATTACCACACTAAAAACTTTCATACACATAAATAATGGTAGTGGATACTCTAGATATATATAGCGTTGCTTCAATATTAACTCCCACAGCAACATATAATGATTCGTTTTTTACCTATAAACAGCAAAAAACAACATATGAGCAGGGATTTACACTTAACGAAATTGACGCCCTTTCTGGTATAAACGATACAACGATAAACAATTATACCTCGCAGTATATTACAAATAAGCGCCTTCACAGTGATGTTTTTTCTTATGATGTAAAGGATAATACTCGTAATAATATTACATCGCCGCTCATTTTTAACCCCCTACACGGTGCCGATAATTTTAAATATTTGTATATCTATAGTACAACAGGTCTGTCTGCGACAGATGCAGCACGGCCATATACCGTGACACCTTCTTTATGTACGACTTTTTTAAATAATATTTATTTTGAAATAGAGTTCTTAAGTAATGAATTTTTACGTATAAAACACAATAATGGTAAATATGATTTTTTCCTTAATGCAGTAAATGAAGATCAAATTGCATTTTTTAACTATAGATCGGAAAGTATACCACTTACATCTGAACGTAGCGATATGTTTAGATATCTTGTAGACGATGATGGCTATTTACAACTATTTAAGCGTGTTGACGATGAAATTAAAATACTATCATTGAGTGGCACGAAGCTTACACTTATTCCGATAATTGGCAATACTTTGAATAAGTCAAGCAATACGCTTATTCGTATTAATTATGCTTTTAATAAGATTGAATTAAAGGGTAATTCGAGTTGGGTTGGTTATGATAAAAATAAAGTCAATACCTTAACACCAGATGACGAGCGCTCAAGTTACAATAGGCCAGGTCAGTACCTTCTACACACTGCGTACAACGACCCATCTAATTTAAATCTCAATTACCTAACATTAAACACAGATCGCTCTGAAAAAGGCTTTATAAAGCGTGGATCTAATCTTTTTACAGATAAATACAACACCCCTGATGCAGATTTTCGTGAATATACAACATTGCATACGGGAAACGATCAAGAAAAGGGCAATGACAATATAAGTCTTAATTACGTTTTTTACGATAAAGATATAAAAATAAAAAACGGTACTGATACATACTTCACCGTACCTTCTTCTATATACCCATATGATAAGTTAAATATAAACGATTCTAGGTTTGTATTAAATGGTAGTTTAGGCGGTCCATCACCGCTATTTTCTGATAAGGTGTTTTTAAAAAGAAAAGACACCACCCAAAGTAATAATGGTCGGTATTTATGTACATGGCTGTCAGCAAATAACCTACAAGCATCAGGATTGTGGGTAGATCGGTATTATTACCCTGACGCTATTACAAAAGAAGCAGCTCTTACTGCACAAAATTTTAGAGCGTCGTTTTTAAACGATGTAGATACTACTGTTATAAGACGCTATGCATCTGATGTCGCCAAAGAAGCATTTTTTGATAAAACAAGCGATGTATGTCTGGAGCCGAATGCTAAAATGATGTATCAAAGATTGGATAGCCAGGACTTCAAACAGGTGGTTCGTTTGTCTAGCCCGTATGTATACGGTATTACAAGTTACTATAATACGAAAAATAATATAGTTCCTTTTGAAGGAACTAGTATACTCTACGACTCTACAAAATATAATAGATACAGCGTAGCAGAGATTAACAACACCAGCCAGTTTACTATATCGTTTGAGCTTTATGTTAACCCAGATAAGTCTTACGGTTATCAAATACTCGGTAATAAGACATCACATGGCTTCGGTGTACAAAACGATGTAGTTATAACTCCGTTTATATATGTACGTAATAAAGAGAAACTATATATTTATAACACCGATTATGTCTTACTCTCACAGACTACGTTTGATAAGCCTATACGTGATCTTATTATTAACAAGCCACTAGAAGATTTTTATGTTGCGTGTAATGATGGTTACATTTATAAAGTTAATGCACTCGGAAATAAAGTTAAGCTTGAAATTTTACCTGAGATTGTCGGCTATAAAAACTTTCACCAAGATGATGAGACTATTACTTTTCTTGTTAATGAGGCCGGAGCATGCATACAGGTTCGTAAATATAGTTTACAGATAGTATCGTATTTTAATGCAGAGCCTCTTACGATTTATAAAGACTTACCGTTAATAGAAAACTACGCTCAAAGTATTATAAAGTATAATGATATATATTATTATGTGCCAGGTGATAGGGTAAAATTTGATGCATATAATTCTAGCAAGATTTTTTATGTTCAGTCAGGTCGCTCTTTGATTCGATATGATCTCAAGACAAATGTTCTTGATACTTTTGCGAAGTCTAATTACGCTATTACTGACTTTAATATTGATGATGAAAAAAATATAGCTATTGCGTGGGGTGATAACGTGACATTATTTTCTGATAAAAGAAGAAAGCTTTACGATATAGCGCTATCTAATACTAATGATATATTATCGGGTAGTAAAATTTTAGGAGTAGACTTTGTTAAGGCAGATTATAGCTTACCGGAACGGCTTACCTCGCTAAGCTTACTTCTTCTTGACCGAACGAATAACCTACATTTAGCCCTCGTACAACCAGAAGAAGGTGATGTTAATATCACACCGTATAGTTTAGGACTCTCAGCACAATATGCGATAAAAACACCTCCGGGGGTTGGTGCTAGGCATCCACAGACAAATTTTAATTATATTGCAACGACAGAAATTAATAACGCGCTTAGATTTAATTTAACACTTGTTAATTATTTAAACACCGAAGATGTTATTAATAAAAATATTATTTTTAATTTACAAGATATAGATATAGGCTACCATACCTTTACATATAGATTCGACTCGATACAAGGAAACATAACACTTTTTGTTGATGGTGTACAGTATAAGAATCTTGCTGTATCGCCTGGTAAATATAAAATACAAAATATATTTGCAGATGATATCTTTATCGGTACAACAGGATTTTATAACGGAGTAGATCTCGCAACATATCTACGTCAGCCAGGTTCATACTTCATTAACGGACTTGAAATGAAGAATTTGTTTATTTATGATAGAGCGGTTAGAGATGATGAAATAATAGCAATAAGTTTACATGATACAACAATTAACGATCTTGTTTTATCTATTCCTTGCGGTCAGCGGAATAATATTGAAGAAATAGAACGCGTGTTTAAATACTCTAATGATAATTCTTCTAAAAATATCGATATTAATATTAAAAATTTAAGTATAGCAAATGAAAATATACGTAATGATATTCGCAATGTGGTGTTTGAGCAGGTAAGAAGCCTACTACCTATAGGTATTAGTATTAATAATATAAATTTTCTTGATAGCAGATGATAGATTATAGCAAATATAAAAGATTTTTTAGTAACATAGGCGAGTTTCAGTTAGATTCGGAGGCTTTTGAGGGTTATGTTGAGGTAATTAATGGTATTCCTTGTGTGAGCGATACACGCAAGCTTCTAACGCCGATACAGTGCTTTGCTACAGATTTAAAAACCTCAAAATACTTTCTTGATCGTGTTGTTGATGATGTTGTAGAGTTACCATATAATCGCGAAAGTGTCACTATTAGTAGTAACGATCACCTTAATTACAATATAGTAAAGGAGAAGATTAACAAACTTCATGAAAATAACTTATATTTATATTCAAGGCTTTTTCTAGCTAATAATAATATACCGTTTTCAGACAATGTTTCGTTTTTAGCGGTAAAAACAGCAAATGATACAGAACTTACACGTTTAACATCGTTTGAAGGTAATGTTACGTTTGATGCATCGTCTGTTTTTAGTTCGTTAGGTGGTATTAAGCAGTTTGTTGTTAAGCAGATTAATACAGAACTTGAATCGTACGCTATTCTAGGTATTACAGATACTGCTTTTGTGTCATTAACTTGTAATAACGCAAGTGCTAGTATTGTAGAAGTATCTGATAAAATCCAAACAGTCGAAAACGAGCTACCGTTTGGATTTTTGGAAGATATTACTATTAATGATAAGTTTCTTTATATAACAGATTCTAAAAATGATCTTATTTATAAATACGAAATAGCTGGTTATTTTACCGGTGATTATGCTCTCGCTAATCGACGCAACTTTATCGAGGTAATTGGAGGTCAGGGGATAGTAACAGACCCTTCGCGGTTTAAGCAGCCTAAGCAGATATCATGTAATAGTGAGAATGTAGTTGTATATGATTCGAGCAATTATATTTGCAAAATATACGATATAAACTTTAACTTTATACAACAATTACGCGGTATACCGCTTAGATCTGAAACGCTCGCTGCAATAGAGTTTAACCAGCTTACAAACAATTTATATGTGATTACAACAACTGAGTTTAATGTTATAAAGCTATACGTATATGATAGTGATTTTAAATTACGTAATGAATATATTTTACCAGAAGTTCTTGAGAGGGAAGAAACAATAGGAAGTATTTCGTTTTCACATAGCGATAGCAATATATGGTACTTATGTACATCTCATTATACATATAAAAAACTTATTAATAGACCTAACACGCTAGTGGGTAGATTTCAAGTTAAAAATATTTTTTCAAATAATATCAATACCTATAGAGCAAAAGAGTGGGATAATTATGTTGTTTCGACAACATCACAAATTTCTGCTTTAAGTACAACAACGCTACATACAACGGTTTCAGCATTAAGCACATCTACATATACCACAACTGTTACAGGGATTAGCTCGGATACCAGTTACACAACTTTAACTAGTCTTAGTACGACAACTATTACAAGCACTGTATCTACTTTAAGTACACTTACACTTACAACCACTATTACAAGTGTAAGTGCTAGTTCTGTTACTTCGCCTATAACGAGTCTTAGTTCTAATACTTTTGTTACTTTTTTAACTACAGTTAGTACGCAGAATATTGAAATTCCGGTACAGATTTTAAGTTCCTATACTCAAACAATCCTATTAACTGCGCTAAGTGCTAGCACTATAGATGTACCGATAATATCAGCAGTAGCTGGAACAGCTACAAGTATTGTAGAGACTGTGTCGACATTTAATATTCCTATTTCGAGTATTGTAGTTACTGAGGTACCGAACACGGATTATTTTGTTTATAATAATAAAATACCTATTAATAACTTTTGGAATAATACACAAGTACAATTTAAAGATGCGAAATTTTATTGGAATGTAGTTAATACTTTAACACAGGTAGTTTCAACGCCTATAACCAAACCTTATAGGTATTATCGCATTCTAATGCATACAGATGGAGCGCTTAGCGCAGTGAAAGGAAGAGATACACAAGCACTTTCACAACCATCTAATTTAACAGGTCTTTATTCTGTCACGCTCGATATACCTAAGCTCGAAAATACTGATAGTTTTACAGGGTGGAATTGGGAGCCTGTAGTACAATCTGCAGAAGCAGAAAAAGCCTTTACACAGCCTATTACAATAATTGATACTATAACGAGCCCTGACCCTGTAACAGGTCAAAGAGAATCGACATATAAGACAGAATTTATGCCTCTGTTTAAAAGGAATGCTCCTAGCTGGTCAAAAAAATATCAAAGGTTGGATTATATTATAAGGGGCGATTTTTATAGAAAATTAGAATCCTTTAATGATACACAGGTTTATGCTTACCCACCTACACAAATATTTAGCATACCTACTAATAATAGCCTTTCACTTAAGCCTTGGGTTCCACTATATACCGACAACGAAGCTACTTCTAATAACAGTTTTGTCGAGATTGATTTGGTAGATCCAATATCGCTAAGCGGTGCGAGAGTTTTAGTTAATACTGTCAATGACGTCTATACACCTCCGTTTGTTACTATACAAGGCAGTAACGACCATCTTACATTTTACACTATCGGGTCGGCTGCATTACCTGTAACGCCAGGAATTAAAAATACGTATGTTGATGTTGATTTATATGAGAGTGCACGGTATACATCGATTGTTACCGTCCCTTCAAGCATTAGCGTTCTTGTTTCAAGCTTGAGTACAAACTCTTTTACAACTTTAATTTCAACAACTAGCGCTAATACTATAACTACAGTCTTAACATCTACAAGCTCAATTAATGTAAGTTTTAATGTTGTGAGTTCTGTAAATCTATCTTCGCTTGTTACAATTATAACAAGTCTCAGTACAGACTCTTCAACGATATTGTATAATACGATTACAACATATCTTTCAACAATTGTTTATGATACAGCTACATCTGTTTTAACATCAACGGTATACAATACAGAAACACAAACTGTATCTACTATTTTAACAAATACTGTTGTTGAAGATATATCTGGTTATACATTTAATCTTTCTACATATTCTCTTACATCGTATGTTGTGCAAACGAATACCTCAACCGCAAACGTAATAATAAATAAAAAGCAGGTAAATTTTTCACAGCCTGTTGATGATCTATTTAAATCGTGTCGGGTAGCAAGATCTGCTGGTAATTTCGATAATATTATCCTTTTTAGTTCTGGAAGAATATATTTTATGCAAGAGCCTAGTAACTATGTTAGTATACTCAAGCAGCCTAACTTTAAAAATTACGGAATTAATTCTTTTTCTCTTGCAAGAGATGAGTATATTCAAGCATCAACTATTAATAAGGAACTTTATAAGGTATTATACGATATTTTCACATTAAAGAACAATATTATAGGTCGCTTTACAGGATTTTACGATAAAGGAGTATTTACTTTAACAGATAGTGGATATAACTATAATATTGATTTCTTAAATATTACAGATCAGGAATTTACTGATGGGTTTCTTAATACACCAAATATAGAAAAATACTTCATTAGTGAAAACGAAAAGAGCATACTGGGGGTTGTTAATCGCGCTATTAATAGTATTTACGACCTTCAAATTAAGCTGTTTGAAAGTACGCAGGTAGATCGAGGGTATGATCTAATTCCAGCATTTAATAATGAAAGTACTGTTATACTCGGTGAGTAGTAATAAATAATAAAAAATGGCAACAGCATCATTAACTAATACTAATATTTCTGATACCTATACCAGCGTTCTTCATGTCAACGGGGAACCTCTGCCTGCTACAGGGTTGCAGAGCGTTTATGATGGTTATGGTAATAAGTCATCTTTGGAGATAGGTCGCGCTAAACAGGGTATAACCGTTACAGGTAAAATTAGAACAGATGACGATATTGTTCTTAACACCGCACCAGTAAATAGCAATATACGCTCTCTTTCTGCGTCAAGTTATCCAAAACTAATGTTTGGTTTTTCTGATAACACTGATGTTATGTATATAACGCGGGCAAACGTAGATGTCGATTCGTCACAAATACGTGTTGTAATAGGTGATAATGTTAGAGGAGGTGGCGATCAATTTGCTATAGGTGGATTTGATTATAGAACAACAGAAGATTTTATTCCGCTTACAACTGTTGATAGTACAGGTAATATGAACGTGCAGCTAGCAACTCACGCAACAAAATATACAAAACCTTCAAGTTGGGGCGGTGGTGTTACTTCTTTTGATTTTTATTCTGATGGTGGGTCTTTTGGTGCTGGTAAAGCAGGGTCGTTAGCAGCATACATGAATAAAGATGGTACGATATTTGGTAAAAATATTACAGCGGAAACAATTACTTCAACCAGTGGTATTACTGCTCCAAATGCTGCAAAGTCGTATGGTTATGCTAAAACTAATAATTTTACAGCTGGCGCGCAGACATTTAGTACTGCCACGGGATATAATTTCGCTAGTGTTACATGGCAGTCAAAAGGATGCTACCGGGTTACATTTACAACGCCTATGGCGAATGATCAATATGCTGTTATTGTACAAAATACATATATGAGGGGTAATAATAATCCGGTATTTGGACAAGCTCCAGCTTACAGCGGTCAAGCAGGGGGCGATACTAAGCAGGCTAATAGAGGTGATGAAAATCTTATATTAGTAAAAATGAAAACAGCTAGTTATTTTGAGTTTATTTGCTGGTCGCACGAATCTAATGAAGTAGAAAATCTAACTGGGTTCTGCTTTGTTGTGTTTGGAAGTTAAAATGTTGTGAATATAGTAGTATATAAAACAGAAGAAGAAATTTGTATCGTCACGCCAGCAGAGGGTGTCTCACTAGATCAAGTAATAGCTCTTACTATACCAGCTAGTTCAAAGTATAATATTATTGATGATTCAGCATTACCGGATGGATATTTTCGTGATGCGTGGGAGATAGATGATAATATGCATGTGTCTATCAATATACTTAAGGCTAAGCAAATACAAAAAGATTGTTGGCGTGTAGCAAGAAATAAAAAGTTAAAAGAGTTGGATTATAAATTTATGCTAGCTCTTGAACAAGACAATAGCGAAAAGATTAATAATATAAAAACGCTCAAAGCTGCGTTACGTGATGTCACAAAAATTGATCTTCCTGACAATATTATAGATATAAAAAATACATGGCCGGAAATTCTCAACGAAGCATAGATCGATTAAATAAATACAATAGGATATGCCTGATGTAACAATTATAAAACTTAAAATTAGACGCGGTACAAACGAACAAAGACAGTCTGTTGTCCTTGAACAGGGTGAGTTGGGATATGCGACTGATATAAAGCGTGTTTTTGTGGGTGATGGCATAACAGCAGGAGGTATAAGAGTAAGTAATATTTTTCACAGCCCTATTGAATCTTATACAAATCTTGTAAATCAAGAAAACGCTGTTACAAATGATTTTATTTATGCTGGTACAGAAATCTACCAATTAACCGGTTCGTATTTTGGTCACTTATCTGGATGGGTTAGGGTGAGTAATAATTTGAATCCAGACGAAACTTCTTTAAATTTTAACAACGATGTAAAATTACAAATAAGAGATAGGGGTATTACAGGTACAAAATTTGCCGATAGTGCTGCTTATGGTGGTATTGTCGCTACATCGTCTGGTCTTTCTGCTAATATAGATACAACATTAAAAGTACAAAATAACCAAATAGGTGTTAATGTTATTAATCACACAAATATATCAGAATTCTCATTCGGTAGAGGCATTAAAGGTGGTTTTAGCACTACTACTGGAGAATCACAGATAGAAATTGATGCTGATCCTACATATTTTGGTTCATCTAGTGATATGCTCACTATTACCAATATTCCTGATAGTGTAGTTAATGTAGCTAGCTTTAACAACGATGTACTTGGGGATGGGTTTACTATTGATGGTAATACTATAAAGACAAATGTTATTAATGTTGATAACGATACGCTATTTAATGATACAGGTATTATAAAATTAAGACCTATCCACATGTCACCGGGTAATAATTACTTCAAGACTTTAGATTATAATACCTTTGGTCAAATAACAAGCGCGGCTGCAACAATTACCGGTGTGCTTTCTTGTAATGTGAGTAGTTCTTCTTTATTATCCGTTTTTAACGGTATGCCTACGCAGATAGAAAACAACACCCCGCTTACACAACAAACACAATTTACAGTCGTCTCGAGTAATGGTCTCGCTGTTATGCTTTCTTCTGCTGGGTTTGTTACGTTTGAAGGAACAGAAGCACAAGATGGTAGTGAAATTTCACGATTTGCAATTCCTGTCTTTACATACTAACTATTACGATTATGGCTAAAAAAATTGAAATATTTGAAAACACTCTACTCAAGCTTCTTGTACGTCGAGGTATTGATGCTGATAGACGGAATATTATTTTGAGCGAGGGCGAGCTCGGCTATACAACAGACACCAAAAGATTATATATTGGTGATGGCCAGACACTCGGTGGTAATATTGTTGCAAATAACAATCTTGTTTCTACAAACGACATAACAACATTACCAAGCGTAGCGGAAGGTGATATAGCTTTTAGTACAAATACAAAAAAACTATATAGATATAAAGGATCAGGCCTGTCTACAGTTATTGATAATTGGGAAATAGTTGGAGGTTCATACACTCCAGGTAATGGAACGATTAATATTTCTACTAACAATCAAGTAACAGTTAATAAACTTTCCGCCGGGGTGTTTGATCCCGCTGGACTAGGTAATTCTATTACTCTAGATGGTAATAATAGAATCTCTCTTAGCCCTGATATAGCTGTAGATAGTATTACTATAACTGGTAGTAATGGGTTATCTTTACCAGCAGAATTTAAAATTGGCAACCAGTCATATGAGTGGCCTAGTGGTGGTGTGGAAAACGGTTATTATCTTGCAACAGATGCTACCGGTCAATTCACATGGAAAGAAGCTGTACCTAGTACTTCAGTCGTTGTAGCAGGGTCAGCTGGTCAAGTACCTGTTGGTACTATTATGCCATTTATTTCTGCAGCTAACGCACCGAGTGGTTGGCTTTTATGCAATGGGCAGTCTGTTTTAGGGGCAGATTATCGCACGTTATCAGCTGTTATTGGGACTACATATGGCGGTAATTTAACATCATTCAATGTACCTGATTTTACAAATACTGTACTTTACGGTGTACAAGATTCCCCCGGTGCATCTACTAAGTATAATTTAAATACAGGTACCTCAACAATTAGCGCTACTGGTGTACTTTATATAATAAAAGCAAGACCAGATAGTGTTTTTACGTCTTTTATTAAATTTAATTCTCCCCTTTCTGCAACACGCGATAGTGTAGATATTACTGATAGTACTGTTTCGTATTTGTCAGGTAATTTTAATTTATCACTAACAACCACGTTAGAATCTGCTTCAACATTTTTTGGCGGTATTACAGTGGATGAGTATGGTCGGGTCACTGGTAGGCCTTCTATACCTGCAGGAACAAAAGCGGTTCTAGCACCTGGCACACGACCTGCTTATAATGCTACTTCCTCTTCGATTGCATTTTTCGAAACACCATGTACGGTAGTAAATTCATACACTGCGACATCAGGGATCAATTTCACTATTTCTGCATATCCTTATATAACAAATAAGGATGGTGCTATTGTTAATGGTGGTGGTATGTATAGTGTGCCTCCTGAAGCGAAAAATCTTATTATTGATTGTTGGAATGCTAATAGTGATATGTTTAAAGGCACTGATTTAAGAATTGTATGTTCTGCTCCGAATACTAGTCTTCTTAATCCTACAGCGAGTCAAGCTGTAGGATCAACAGAATTTTTAATTAATGCAATCGGTGGTCATTCTCGCGTTACAAGCCAGCAGGCAACAATACCTTTATCTGCTACATCAACTGGTGATTTGACAACTGCGTTAAGAATAAGCAATACAAACCAGACAACAAACTCCGTTACAATTCGCGTTATCGGCTATACTTTATAAATTATGAATGAAATAATTATTGAGGGTCTTAATGAAGAAGATTTTTATAAACTCAAAATAATACTCGAGAATTACAAAGTATCTCTATCAGATAGTGTAACTTTTGAAGATATAGTTAATCTACACGCTAAGGTAAAGCAGGTAGTAGATTGTTTAAGTGTATAAATAAATATGTGGGTCATAAAGAAAAAGCTTTCACGCTCGGAGAAGAGTTTACAGATTTCGTTCTAGTTGACGAAAAACGTAAAAGTGTTATTTTAAATATCGAAAAAGAATACTTTAAAACTATATATAAAGAATATAAAAAGCTTGGGTTTAAGCTCACACATATTACAAAATTTAAAGGTGAAAAAGGAATTACCTGTGTGTTTGTAAAGCATAAATAACATTATGGAAGATAACTCCTCATTTTTAGATCTATACACTGCAAAATCTGTTTTGCTTTATGAGAGAGGTTTTTCACCATACTATGATATAGTATGGTCTTTTGATTATTATCTTGATAAAATAACGCCAGAAACAGAGTTCGGGTTTGTATTTTTTTTACAAGATAACAGCATAGTGCCACGAAGTCAATCTTTCGGTATTAACCTAGGGTATACGAATAATAATGAAAGTTTAGATATAATCACTAGACCGAATGGTGATTTGTTTAGGCGACCAGATCAAACATCTATTTTTAGTCTTCGTTATGAAGATGGTGGTCTTTCAGGCGCAGTTTTAGGGGTGGGGTTTGATTCTACTGGGTGTTTTGCGCTTTCTACAACATATTCTGGATTTATTTTACGTGATGGTAAGTCTGAAGACCAGAGAATACCGAATTCTGTATCAATTCGCGGCCCGTCACCCGCATACGGTGATAGAACCTTTTATAGCTACAATATGTATTCGGTAAACTATGCATTAACGAATTTTTCTATTGTAGATGGCGTGAAAAAAACAATGCGCGCTAGACTTGGAAACTTAGGTAGAACAATATACATTGATTATAGACGATCGCCTCTTGAACAGTATACGAATATTTTAACACAAAATGTTACTCTCGGAATTCCCGGTAGTGCGTTTTTACGCCCAGGTGTAATTTTTACCAAGCCGATAAGCTCTACATCTATAAGTGCAGTGCCTGTTAGTTATATTCAGAATTTCCATGTAGAAGGAAAAGCATACCAGCCAGTTTTTGATTTTGGAAGTGAGGTGGTACCTTTAACTACGTTAGATATTAAGGCTGCAACAACAATTATACCTAATGATATTGGTGTATCTGAAATACCTTTCGAGCCTGTGTTTATTTCACCACCTAAAGAAATTTTTGCGCCAGCTTATATAACAGACCAAACAGATACTGCTACTTTGAGTGTTAATTTTGTTAAGGGTGTGCTGTCAGGATTTGATGTGAGTGGGAGTGTTACGGATGATATTTTTAACTTCGGTTATAAATTAAGTGTAATAGGGTTAAATGAAATACTCTATAGAACAAATTATTTTGAATATAAGAGTTTGGATAATACACATACACTTTCTTTAAGTTCTTTCAATAATAAATGGATATTAATGTCTACTAATAGTCCTGTAGCATATATTAAAGAATTAAATACTATACCTATAGGAGAATATACATCTAATATAAACTCTAATAACAAATATAATATTATCTACTTATAATGAAAATAGAATGCAAAACAGAGCTTTTTGGTGAGTATAATATTAAAGTACTCGAAAAAACCAATACTATATTTGAGTCAGGGTGGTGTAAAAATACTATTCTTTCAGGGGGGTTATCTGCTTTGTATGATAATGATATAACAAATCTCATTAAATACCTCCATCTCGGTACGAGTCGTGAAAAACCTGGTACGGAAGGGTACGGGTTAACAAATATTATACAGCGTAGCGAGCTTTGTAATATAGAAAGTAGCGATATACAGACTTATGCTGAAAATATTTCTTCTCGTGTTTATTACTCATATTTTGTTACCGATCCTTTACCGTCAGCGCGGAGCTCGATAAATTTAAATGAATTTGGTGTAGGTTCTAAAAGTGACGGTGATTGTTTTTCGAGGAATGTCTTCCTAACTAGTGTTGAAATTGAGCCTGGGCAGTATATTGTTTTTGAATACAGGGTTAAGCTAAACCGATACAGCGCTATATCTAATGATCTTACATTTTATACTAAAGATACAAGCTTTATTATACCTATAAGTAGTGTCTCGTATAGCTTCCCATACAGTGAAGTATATCGTAAGGATAATCAATTAATGCTGTTAAGAAACGATGAGCCTCTACCGCAATTTGGTGAAAAATGGCCACGTATTTCAGATTATAGTATTGTAAATAGAAATTATTCTACGTTTAACGCGACGGAATTATCTAGTTCAATTAATCACGATACAAAAACAGTCACCGTATCGACTGCTTTTTACAATGTTGCAGCTACACCTATAGGCCTCTATAACGAAATTAATACATTACTGCTGACTCGCAATATTTCATCGTTTTACCCTTATGAGTTTAATCAAGAGGGATTTTTAGCTACAAAATTACAATTTCCACTATGTCTGTATAATTTTATTAATGACAAGTTTGATATATACGGTATTGGAGATACTGTTACTGAAGTACCGAGTAGAAATAATAAGTTAGATTTTTATGTTAATTATTCGTGGTGTGAAAAAAAATAGGAGCTGTTAAATATATATTATTACATTAAATAAACAATATGGCTAATTTCTTTGTACAACAACACATTGATGATTTACTTACGTCAAATACTTTAACTGACGCGCAATCTATATTAGGTATTCCAGGAGAGTCATTAAGTGGAAATTGGGAGCGTACATATACTTTTGTAAAGTCGAGTAGTGCTGGTTGGAATAATAGTACCTCTCTCGTACAAAGTAATAGTAGTATATGGAATCAAAATACCGGGACAATAAACTCTATATTAATCTCAAATAGTGCTAGTTGGGATGGTAGCACTTCTCTTGTACAAAGTAATAGTAGTATATGGAATTTAAATAACGGAGTAATAAACTCTATAGTAATCTCAAATAGCGGTAATTGGAATAATACACATGCTTATGTAGCGTCTACTAGCGCTAATTCACTGCAAACTGTAACTAACTACCTATCTACAAATAATGTATTATTGAGCTCAGCAGTAGTTAGTAATCTTACCGGAGCTAATGTATTCGCTACTACCCTAAATACGGTTAAGCCACAAACAATTTACCAAGGTAAAGTTCTATCTGTTACTATAGGTAACAGCCTAACTGCTAATCTACAAAGAGCAGGACGAATGACGATGGTTGCTGTTACACCAGGAACTAATTGCGTCTTAAATTTATCTGCAACGCAAACTAACAGTTTCTTAGAAGGTGATGCTGTAGGAATTTGGAGTACAAGTACTAATAGACTTAGTGTTACTTATACGCCTTTTGGAGGCTCTCCAATTTCAATTACATCGTTTATAGGAGGCGGCGGGTATAACTCTGGAAGTATCTCTTTGGAGTTTAGAAATAATACCTTCGTTACGAAGCCATTAGCAGAACAAAATATTTCAGGAGTAGCTGCAGAGTTAAAAATCGAATCAATTCAACCACAAGATCCTGGTACACCCTTCACTACAGTAGGTAGAGGTAACTTTGTTCACGGATTAACGCTACAGGGCGGTCATCCTAAGTTTACTAATGGGTCAGATCACTTTCACTTAATTCAAAACGGCGCCGGTGGTGGATATCAAACAATTAACGGAGGTTATACTCACACGTCGCAGCGCATCACACAACATACACAAGCATTTAGAGGACCTGAAGTAACAGCGCCTATTGTTGCTGCATACGGAGCATCTTTAACTGCAAACCAGATAGCACCGCCTTATACAGTCGACCCAGTAAGTGATAGCAATTACCTAGCAGTTTGGACAAGTAGCTATAATACAAGTCTAACTGTTGGTAAAATAATATATTTTTCTGTCTCCCCTACTGGTATAGATAACGAGTCCTTAAGAAAGATAGGATTTACAGCTGCATCGTTTCCCGCAAAAATTATTTCAGTAAACGATACGGGCACAGCACAATCTAATGCAGATATACCTGCAGGTCAAGCTCTACCCGCAACTGCAACGAAGCATTTTAGATTACAGCCGTTTAATCTCTCAATAGATAACTGGCTGGGAGCTACTACAACACGCGCAAGTCTTGTACCAGCCTTTACAAACAGTGTAATAAACACAGCAGAGGTTATAAGACTACCAGGAGATCCGCTATTAGTTCCTGACTCGCAAATTATTTCTTTAAGTTCAAAAGGAGGTTATAATACCGTATCTATGCGTAATAGTTGTGAGTTAGTGTTTAATACAGCTAATACTCCCTTGTTATCAGCAAAACTACCGTTTCTTTACGAGAGTCTTCCTGTTATTGTGTTGTTGTCTGATTCTAGAGACTTAAGTGCTATTAACTATAATGGACTAACGCCAGATAGTTTAAAAAGTCAGTATGGTATGGTACGAGGAGCAAACGGGGAAATCATACCATCAACGCGAAATTACTCACAACAATCATATGACGGGTATATATACAGATCTTCGCCAACTGAAGTTATAATACGGTTAGGCCAACAAAGAGGAACAGAAGAATCTCGACTCCAGAAATTCGCAACCCCAAACATAGAATTTTTCTTGGATAGACCGGGAATAACGAATGGTACTTTCAGTTTAACAACACCACCTAATGGACTATCTTCTGTGGATCTAAATGGATATATAGTAAACAACATTAGTCCAGCATTCCGTAATAATAAGTTCGGTATTTGGTCAAGTAATGGTGTTAATTATACGCTGCCGCCAATTATGAAAAGCGGATTGGAATTTGCTTCATTTGCTCCTATTTCTTCTTCTGATTTACAGCTGTATGTTTATGCTGGAAACAAAGACCCTGTACATAGACCAGTAGCTGGTTTGCAGCTTTTCTCATATGAGCGTTATCCTACCACACAGTCAGAATTAAAAGAATCCGGAGGTGTAGTTTCAAGATTTGCTCTAGGACCAAGTTGTGAAGGGTTTGATAGAGATACCGCGGTTGTAGGATTTGGATCTACAGCTTATCATTATAGAAGCATGGCTATAGGACATAGAGTTGAAACACTCTCAGCCCAAGAAATAGCTATAGGTATTGATGAGAGTGTATTAAGAGTAGGTCTAAGCAGTCTATCTATATCTCCAGCTATGTTGAGTACTAACGGTGTAGATACGTTTTTAAAGATAAAGCGAGACAATGGACCTATGTATGGTCTTAAATTGCAGCCATTATAGTGCAATCTATTAATAATAACTACCGTATATATCTGTATTATTTACTGACATATCTAATACTTTTGTCTTGGATTCGGTATCAATATCACCAGGGTACGATTTAGCATCTGACGGTATAACATCAGGTATATTAGATG